TCATTCCTTGACATTAATAGATCAGACGCAGCGAGTGCAATGACAATGAGTGAATTTACTGCCATTTTTAAGCAAAATAGTGAATTGTTTTCAACAATTGGTCCAAACATAGGTTCTGTATCTAAAAACTTTGGATTATTAAGTAAAGGTGTTAGGTCTTTCAATAATTTTCAACTTTCTGCAATGGGATATACTTTTGGTGAAATTAATGATGTATTATTGGATTATATGGCTATTAATAAAACCAATTCTACCATCGGAACACAATTGGCTAAAACTGATTCATCATTGATTACATCAAGTGTAAAATATGCTAAAGAATTAGATGGATTATCAAGATTAACTGGTAAAAATAGGAAAGATTTGAGTCAATCAGTACGAGAACAAGTTGAACAAGCTAAGGTTCAATTGAAATTGTTAAATCTTGAAGACCAAGGTAATGATAATGCAAGAGAAAGTTTTACTACCGCAGCAGCAGCCGCTGCATCATTAGGTCCTGGGTTTCAAAGAGCATTTGATCAAGCATTTACATTAGGAACAGGGGAAGATTTAAATCAATTAAGAATTGCGGCTCCACAAACTGCAATGGAATTAATGAAACTATCAGATCAGATCAAAATGAATCAGAAAGTAGATGCATCTAAAGTTTCATTAGATTTGGCATATGCAGCAAAGATGGATTCATCAAGACAGAAACAACTTGAAGTATTGGCAAGCACAAATCCAGCATTTGCTGATTTTGCAAAAATTACTTTAGCATCAGCAGCAAGATTAAGAACATTAGAAGGAACGATTATAGAAGAAGAAAAGAAAAAGGGATTAACTATATCTGGATTGGAATTGGAAGCAGCAGTCAGAAAAAGATTTACTGAACAGATGCAAAAGGAAGCAGGAGAAACTGCATCATTATCAAAAATTAGTGAGAAATTGCGAAATGCATTTAAAAAAGTCGAAGATGCATTTTTAAATTCTGAAGTATTTACTGGATTGTTCAAAATATTTGATCATGCAATGACTTATCTATCTGATGGAATTATTAGTGGATTAAAATATTTGTCAGATAATGCAGAAAATATTGATAAGTTTATCATGAATACATTTAAGAGCATTAAGGATTGGATTACATCATTCATCCAAGGTGTTGATCAAGATGGAATCATGAAAACTGTTGAGAATAAAATAATCAATCCATTATCAGCAGGAATATCAACTTTGATGGATAATTTAATTGACAAAATAATTCCTAAGATAACGTCATTAATAGAACAGAATGCTGGTCCTATGAAAGAACAATTTATGATAATGATTGATAAGATCACATCTGACATATTGAAAAAGATTAAGGAATCTTTAATACCTGATAAGATTGGTCCTATTGAAACTGGTGTTGGACAACGTCGTAGATTAGAACGCGAAGGAATTCAAGCTCCACCAAATATGAATGATCAAGATAAGAGTAAATGGTTTAATGATGTTGATAAGAAGAAAGCAGAAATACAAAAAAGAATTGATGACCAAAAAGCAATAGAAGATATTTATAGAAATCAAACACCAGATCCTAAGGGAATAACTGGTATGAAACCAGACGATCTCAGGGATGTACTTAATCAAGAAATTAAGAAGTCTATTGAATTTCGTACAGAAATGAGAGATTTTATGGCTGATCCAGGCAAATATGTACCACAAAGAAAAGAAGGTGGTTCTTCTGGTCGAGGAGGATTGTTCCAATTACATGCTAATGAATTCGTATTAAATGAACGAATGATAGTGAATATAAATGATATGATTGCAAGTTTGATGAATTCAATAGATGAAATGTCTTCTATGAAGGCACAACAACATTCTAATCCTGGATTGAATTTTGAAAGAACTATTGATAAATGGATGGATTCTATTACCAATACGAAAAATGTTGGGACTTCAGCATTTGATCGAGATAGTATTGATAGATTGACATCTTTACCAGATACCATAAGATCAGAATTAGGATCATTAAAATCAGCAATAATAGCAGAATTGGCAAAACAGGAATCTGGTAGATTGGATCCTATTACGGATAGAGTTGAAAAATCAACAAGAAATCAAACATTGGCAGATTTTAGTCGTCCAGAAAAGGAACAATTTGCTGTAACAATTGAGACTAGAGATTTAACTAAAGATTTGAAGGAATCAATTGCAGAACTAGTTGCATTGTTTAAAATGAATTTAAACTACAGCGATGAAGGAAATAGAACTCTGAAGGATATGTTAGATATATTTGAAACTCAGAGAACTTAATTTTGGTTTTAGATATCAGATCACAATAATTTTAAGGTAAATAATATAACATGTCATGGAAAAAGTTTTTCTCACAAAGTCCTGGTTCTAATTCACCATTAAGTTCATCTCCCGGAATGGCTCACAGAAATTATGGTAGTTATCTACCAGAGGTTTATAGTGGCCACCCAAATCGTATTGAAAGATATTTTCAATACGAAACTATGGATTCTGATTCTGAAGTTAATGCTGCATTAGATATTTTAAGTGAATTTTGTACACAAAATCAAGGTAAGAATAATTTACCATTTCAAATTGATTATAAAGAAAAGGCAACTGATGTAGAAATAAAAATTCTTGAAAGCAGTCTTCAGAAATGGTGTGTAATCAATGAATTTAGAAAAAGAGCCTTTAGGATTTTTAGAAGTATCTTAAAATATGGAGATCAATTTTTTATACGTGATCCAGAAACATTGGAATGGTATTGGATTGATTCTACTAAAGTTGATAAAATAATTGTAAATGAAGCCGAAGGTAAAGAACCAGAAACTTATATTATACGTGATTTGAATATTAGTAAGCCTAGTTTACAGGCAACTCAAATGACATCAAATAATTCTGGATATTCTGTTTCAGGTCCTGGTTCATTAGCGGGTTCATCATTTGCATCATCTCGTGGTGGTACCGCAGTTGGATCATCTCAGGGTGGCAGATTTTCTCAATTGGCTAATCAATTCTCTCTTAAAGCAGAACATGTCATACATTTAAGTCTTAGTGAAGGATTAGATGCAAATTGGCCATTTGGAAATAGTATATTAGAATATATTTTTAAAGTTTATAAACAGAAAGAATTGTTAGAAGATGCTGTAATCATATATCGAGTACAACGTGCTCCTGAGCGTCGCGTATTTTATATTGATGTTGGTAATATGCCTACTAATTTGGCAATGAGTTTTGTTGAAAGAGTTAAAAATGAAATATGGCAACGACGATTACCATCATTAAGTGGAGGCGGTTCAAATGTTATTGATGCAGGATATAATCCATTATCAATTAACGAGGACTATTTTTTCCCTCAAACTTCTGATGGACGAGGAAGCAAAGTAGAAACTTTACCAGGCGGATCAAATCTTGGTGAAATTGATGATTTGAAATTCTTCACCAATAAATTATTTAGAGCTCTGCGTATTCCTAGTAGTTATATGCCAACTGGTCCTGATGATAGTGGCAATGTTCAGAATGATGGAAAAGTTGGTACGGCCTTAATTCAAGAATTACGATTTAACAAATATTGTGAACGTTTACAAAATTTGGTAAGTCCAGTATTTGATAGAGAATTTAAACTTTACTTAAAGAGTATTGGTATCAATATTGATAGTAGTTTATTTGAAATATCATTTAATGAACCAATGAATTTTGCGAAATATCGTCAAATTGAATTGGATACTGCACAGGCAAGTGTATATGGATCAGTTGCACAAATGCCACATATTAGTAAACGATTTGCAATGGAACGATTCTTAGGATTAACACCTGAAGAAATCAGACGCAATGAAGAATTGTGGTTAGAAGAAAATGATACTGATAAACTTGAGAATGCCGGTGCAATAGGAGCTGATCTTAGAAATGTTGGTGTAACTGCTGGTGGATTAGAAGGTGATATGAATAGTCAGATGAATCCTGAGATGGATATGGGAGAACAACCAGGTATGACTACTGACATGGCAGGAAATATTCCAAATGCTCCTCCAGGAGGACAGGGGGCCCCAGGTGGAGCAGGTGCTCCTCCAGGAGGGCCAACTGGCTAAATAATTTATGCATCTTATGGAATTATTTGATCAAAATGATGTGCCGTTCAGTCGATATGAAGCAGATGATGATAATTCTGTCGTAAAGAAAAAAGACACACGCAAAACACGTTTAACTTTAAGGCAAATTCATCTTTTACGTCAAATGAATGATATTCATACATTTGAAAAGGCTCAAGAAATTGAAGATGTTCAAAAAATTTATAAGGCACCAACAGAAGAACAGCCTATAGGGTAATTTTTCTTCTAAATTAAATCAAAACTCTCAAAAATATACCCATTTAGCACTTATTCTTCACTAATATGTAAATACTTTACATAATTTATTGAAATTGATCAATTACAATAAGGAGAAGAATTAAATGGTTAATGCTAAATGGGAACAAGTTCTCGAACATGTTATTAATGATGAAGCTGGCAAAGCCCGCGAGCTATTTCATGAAATCATAGTATCTGAGAGCCGTTCAATCTATGCTGATCTTCTTGAATCAGAGATTGGTGATATGAGAGATGTAGACGGAAATGAAGTCGAAGGCTTCATGGATGAAGTCGAAGCAGAAGAAAACAGTACCGTAGAAGATTCAACTGATGAACTTGAAGGTGATATGGAAGCTGGAAATGAAGAAGACATGGATGATGATTCAGGTGAAGACCTAGGATCAGACGATGACATGGATGGTTCAGATGATGCTGATTTAGATGATTCTGGTGATATGGATATGGATGATTCTGACGATGGTATGTCTGGCGATGATGATGTTGAAGATCGTGTTGCAGATTTAGAAGCAGCATTAGATGACTTGAAAAAGGAATTTGATGATTTGATGCAAGATGAAACTGACACAGATAGCATGGATTCAGAGCATGGTGAAATGGATATGGATCACGATGATGATTCAATGAATATTGGTGGTGATGACACTGAACATGATGATATGAACATGGATATGGGTCATGACGATGATGAACATGATCCAATGGCAATGGCTGAAGGTGTGGAAATGTCAAAAGTATCTGTAAATAGTACAGATGGTTCAGATAGTTCTGCTAAAAAGAGCCCAGTAATTGGAAAACTTGCAGATTTTGGCGGCAAAGCCGTTAAATTTGATGAGGGTGGTGATGAAAAGGGTGGCAAAGTAGCTGCTCCAAGTAAGAAAATGGGTCAAGAAAAATACGCAAATTCTGTAGGTAATAAGAATGTGAAAATGGAAACAGGTCCTAAAGCACAAACTAAAGAACAATCAGGCGTAAATTCAAAGTCTCCATTATTGAGCAAATAAGATAGGATTTGTTAAAAATGGCAATTCTACTAAGAGAAAATCTAACATTTGATCAAGCGGGTCTTCAATTGGAGAACAAAGACGGTAAGGATTTGTTCTTGAAGGGAATCTGCATTGAAGGTGGAGTAGAGAATGCTAACAAAAGAACATATCCTGTTGGACAAATCGCTAACGCAGTTCGTCATATTAATGAACAGATTAAAGGTGGCTATTCTGTTCTAGGCGAAGTAGATCATCCCAATGATTTAAAGATCAATTTAGATCGTGTTAGTCACATGGTATCAGAAATGTGGATGGAAGGCGCAAAGGGGTATGGTAAACTTAAAGTTCTACCTACCCCAATGGGCAAATTAATTGAAACAATGTTAACTAGTGGAGTTAAATTAGGAGTTAGCAGTCGCGGAAGTGGCAATGTTAATGAATCTAGTGGAACCGTTAGTGATTTTGAAATTATAACCATTGATGTTGTGGCACAACCTAGTGCTCCAAATGCTTATCCTACTCCTGTATATGAAGGACTTCTAAATATGCATCATGGATATCGAGTTTTGGAAGCAGCAAGTGAGGTTGGCCATAATAAGGCTGCCCAAAAATATATCGAAAAATCAATTGTAAGATTGATTCAAGAATTAAAGATACAATAGGAGTTTGAATTTATGTTAGACGCAATTAAGAATTTGGTGGATAATGGTATCATTAATGAAGATACTCGTAAATCTATCCAAGAGGCATGGGATTCACAACTCTCATCAGCAAAAGTTAACATAACAAATGATCTACGTGAAGAGTATGCTAGAAAATACGAACATGATAAGACAAATATCGTAGAAGCACTTGACACCATGACAAAAGAATGGCTCACAAAGGAAATTTCAGAGTTTGCCATTGACAAGAAGAAATTAGCAGAGGATCGAGTTGCCCTAAAACGATCAATGAGAAACAATGTTAAGAAGGTTAATTCCTTTATTCTTGAACAACTTAAGAAAGAAATTAAAGAACTACATGGTGATCGTGCCAAGGTAGGTCAAAACTTTGGAAAGTTGGAGAAATTTGTTATTAAAACTTTGGGTGAAGAGATTTCAGAATTTACCCAGGATAAACGAGCAGTTGTTGAAACTAAAGTTCGTTTGATCAAAGAGGCTAATCAAAAGTTTGAAGAAACTAAATCAGCCTTTATTAAGAAGAGTTCTGCGCTAGTAGCAGAGACAGTTCGTAAGAACCTACAGGCTCATATGGGTCAGTTCAAGGAAGATATCGAAGCTGCTCGACAGAATAACTTCGGCAGACGTTTGTTCGAGGCATTCGTTCATGAATATCAAAGTAGCTTACACAATGAAAAGGGAGAAATTGCTCGCTTAATCACTGTAATGAAGCAAAAGGATAAAGCTTTAAGTGAAGCTCGATCTTCACTTGAATCTAAGACGAAGCTAATAGAATCAAAGAATGCAGAAATTGCAAAGGTTCGAGATGCAAGAGATCGTTCTAAGACTATTGCTGAACTTACGGCAAACCTAGAAAAGTCAAAGAAAACAGTAATGTTAGATTTACTTGAGGGTGTGCAAACTGCACAGTTAAAAAATGCATTTGACAAGTATTTACCAGCAGTTTTGAATGAAGCAGTTCAAAATAAAAAGTCTGTACTTAACGAAGGCAAGAGAGAAACTCGCGAAGCAACTGGAAATAGAATTGTAAAATCAACTAATGAAAGTGGTGTAGTGAGACTGGACGAGCTACGAAAACTAGCCGGTATTCAAAATTAATTTAAAGTAAATAGGAGAGAAAATGGTAGACATTCTTAATGAGGGCTGGAGAGATACTAAAGCAGCTCTAACCGAAGGGTTAACAGGAATTAGAAGGGACGCAATGAGCACGGTCCTAGATAATACCCGTCGACATCTTATGGAACAAGCAACAGCTGGTGCAACCAGCGTTGGTAATATTGCAACTCTAAATAGAGTAATTCTTCCAATTATTCGTCGTGTTATGCCAACTGTTATCGCCAACGAAATCGTTGGTGTGCAGCCAATGACAGGACCAGTTGGTCAGATTCACACTCTACGTGTACGATACAGTGACACGAGCACTGGTGCCGGTGTAATGGCAGGTGAAGAAGCATTGAGCCCATTCAAAATTGCAGCTAGTTATTCAGGTAATGCCGTATTGGCAACTCCTAAAGCATCTAGCGTAGCAGCTCTTGAAGGCGTTGCTGGTAACCGTCTAAGCATTCAAGTATTGCGTGAAGTTGTTGAGGCTAAGTCTCGTAAACTAAGCGCACGTTGGACCTTTGAAGCAGCACAAGATGCAAATGCTATTCATGGTATTGACGTTGAAGCTGAAGTTATGGCAGCACTTGCTCAAGAAATTACTGCTGAAATAGATCAGGAAATCTTGACAAGCCTACGTGCATTGCCAGGTAACACCGCAGCAACTTATGATCAAGCAGCAGTAAGTGGTACAGCAACTTTCGTCGGTGACGAACATGCTGCATTAGCTGTTCTTATCAATCAACAGGCTAACTTGGTTGCACAACGCACACGTCGTGGCGCAGCAAATTGGGCCGTTGTAAGTAGCAACACCTTAACAATTCTTCAGAGTGCAACAACTTCTGCATTCGCAAGAACAACTGAAGGAACATTCGAAGCCCCAACTAACACTAAGTTTGTTGGAACATTGAATAGCAGTATGAAGGTTTACGTTGATGCATATGCACCAAGTAACACAGTTGTATTGTTAGGATATAAGGGTTCAAGTGAAACAGATGCAGCAGCGTTCTATTGTCCATATATTCCACTGATGAGCAGTGGAGTTGTGCTTGATCCAACTACTTTTGAGCCAACTGTTGGTTTCTTAACTCGTTATGGGTATAAAGAATTAACAAATACAGCATCATCACTAGGTAATGCCGCTGATTACGTTTCAACAATCGGAATCAACACCACGAATTTAAAATTCAGCTAAACTAAAATTAGTTGTAATTTTGATAAAACATAGGGGCCTTGAGCCCCTATCGTTTTGACTAAATTGACATCATGATTAGAATGTTCTATAAATAATAATATGCAACAACAACGACTTGATATTTTAGATATTATAAAAAAGAATCCTAAACATTATATTAGAATTATTAAAAAGAATGATGTTTTGGTAAAATGGATTGATAAAAATTCTTTAATTGAGACAACAGAATTTAAGGATAAAATTTACAGTGCAATATATCAAGAATCAAATCTTTGTGAATTTGGTAATATTAAAAAGATATCTAGATTTAATTCTGGATGGACAATGTGTGGTCCAGCAAATGTGTGTCAATGTACAAAAAATAATATTAAGTTCAATGTTTCTAAAACCAAATTAAATTATTCAGATGATCAGAATTCTAAGATCAATGAAAAAAGATTAAATTCAATGGTTTTGAAATATGGTGTGGGATACAATAGTCAACGTCCAGAAATTCATCATTCATGGACAAAACCTAAGATTCCATTAAATGTTTTTAATAAATTGAATGATAAAATTTGGTTAACTGAAGAATATGAAGTTAAGAAAAGAACAACTGTTGACATTGCAAAAGAATTAAACACTTATTATGGAACTGTTATTGATTATTTAAAATTATATGGATTTGAAATAAGACAAACATCTAATTATAGTATTATTGAAAAAGACATTGGAACTTATATTAAATCATTAGGAGTTTCAATAGAAGAATCTAATTGGAAAATATTAAAAAATAAAGAAATTGATATCTATATTCCATCATCTAAGTTAGCGATAGAAATTAATGGATTATATTGGCATTCCGCTCCGTCATCTGAACTTGAATCAGATTATAAGAACAAACATTTGGATAAAACCATAGAATGTGAGAAATATGGAATTCAATTATTACATATTACAGATTTTGAATGGATCAATAAGGCAGAAATAATTAAGGATCTTATTAAATCAAAACTTGGATTAACCAATAAAATTTATGCACGAAAATGTCAGGTTCGATCTTTAACAAATAAAGAAACTAGGAAATTTTTAATAGATAATCATATACAGGGTTATATAAGATCAACAATCGCATATGGGTTATTTTTAGATCAAGAACTTGTAATGATGATAGGATTTGGTAAAAATAGATTTAAGAAAAATAATAATTTGGAAATTCTTCGTATATCAACTAAGATCGGATATACTGTCGTGGGTGGATTAAGCAAACTCATATCACATACTAAAAAATATCATTCTGGATTATTTATTACTTATTGTGATAGATCCAAAAGTATTGGCAATGGATATTTGGCATCTGGATTTAAATTGATTGGTAATAGCAAACCTGGATATTTTTGGACAGATGGTACCAAGGTTATTTCACGATATAAAGCGCAAAAGAAACAATTATCAAAATGGTTAAAATCATATGATTCTAAATTGAGTGAATCCAAAAATATGTTTAATTCAGGATATAGGAGATATTGGGACTGCGGTAATTTAATTTTTGAAATTTAGATTTTAATATTGTTTTCTTAAAGTTAGAAGCATATAAATATATGACAATGAAGATAGACTTCATTGAATTAACGGTATAGGAGTTATGCCAATGTACGATTTAGCGGTCTTTATAGGTAGATTTCAGCCATTTCACCTAGGACATAAAAGCATCATTGATAATGGCCTCACAAAAGCAAAAAAAGTGTTAATATTGGTTGGAAGTGCTAATCAGCCTCCTAATATTCGAAATCCATGGCATTGGCTTGATCGTGCTAAAATGATCAAGATGCATTATGATTCATCAGAATATGATGATCGAATTATATTTGAACCACTTGAAGATAGAACTTATAATGATTCCGCTTGGATTTCACAAGTTCAAGAATTAGTATCTAAACATATAATGATGAATGATAGGGTGGCTCTTTTGGGCCATCAGAAGGATGGCTCTAGTTTCTATTTAAAGTTATTTCCACAATGGGATAATATTGGTTTCCCTAATATTCCACCTATTAATGCGACTGATATTCGAGAAGGATATTGGGGATTATTGAAAACTAATTATCATCAATATTTGACGGAACAAATGATTTCTCATTTGGAATTACATCGTAATTCTAAACATTATCAACAGATTGCGCAAGAATTTGAATTTGTTGCCAAATATAAATTGGCCTGGAAAAATGCACCATATACTCCTATTTTTTCAACAGTTGATGCTGTTGTGGTACAAGGTGGTAATGTTCTTTTAGTTGAAAGAAGAGGATATCCAGGAAAAGGATTATGGGCTATGCCTGGAGGATTTTTAAATCCTCAAGAAAAGATTATTGATGCAGTAATTCGAGAACTTCGTGAAGAAACAAAAATCAAAGTTCCAGAACCTGTATTACGTGGAAGTATGGTTGAACGTGATGTATTTGATGACCCACATCGTAGTTCACGAGGACGAACTATTACTCATGCATTCTTATTTAAACTTAAGGATGATTTAGAATTGCCTAAAGTCAAAGGCAGTGATGATGCAAAGAAGGCTGTCTGGTTTCCTATTGCATCAATAAAACGTGCAATGATGTTTGAAGACCATTATGACATTATTCACAATCTTTTAGCCAGAATCTAAATCAGAACGATAGACGTTTTGAATCATAGCAACAGTAAAGGAGATTTACTATGAAAGTTAGAGACTCAATAATTCTAAATACCGATTCTTATAAACACAGCCATTTCTTACAATATCCACCCAACACAGAAACTGTATATAGTTATATTGAAAGTAGAGGTGGACAGTTTAATAAATTAGTAATGTTTGGCTTACAGGCATTTATTAAGAAATATTTAACAATTCCAATCACATCTGAAGATGTGGATTTTGCAGAAAAGATTACTATTGCGCACGGTCTACCATTTAATAGAATTGGATGGGATTATATCGTTAATAAACATAATGGAAAGTTACCAGTAATTATTAGAGCATTACCAGAAGGTATGGTAGTGCCTACACATATTCCTGTCTTGACAATTGAAAATACTGATCCAAAATGTTTTTGGTTAACAAGTTTTTTGGAAACATCATTGCTTCGAGCAGTTTGGTATCCATCAACGGTAGCAACAATTAGTTATCATGCCAAACAAATCATAATGGATTATTTGATTAAAACATGTGAAGATCCAGAATCCCAAATTGGATTTAAATTACATGATTTTGGATATCGAGGAGTCAGCAGCAAGGAAAGTGGTGAATTAGGTGGACTAGCTCATTTAATTAATTTCTTAGGTACTGATACCATGGGAGCATTGGTTGCAGCAATTGAATTTTATAATACTGAAACTGCCGTTGGTTTCAGCATTCCAGCTGCCGAACATAGCACAATAACCAGTTGGGGTAGGGAAGGTGAAGTAGATGCATATGCAAATATGGTTCAAAAATTTTCTAAGCCTGGTGGTTTATTAGCAGTAGTTAGTGATAGTTATGACATTTATAATGCTATAAGTAATATCTGGGGCGATCAACTTAGATCAATGGTTATTGAATGTGGTGCAACCGTGGTCGTTAGACCAGATAGTGGGACACCACATGAAGTAGTATTAGAATGCTTGAATAGGTTAGGAGTGTCATTTGGATATTCTGTGAATAAATTAGGTTATAAGGTACTTCCACCATATATTCGAGTTATTCAAGGTGACGGAATTAATTTATCAAGTATCGAACAAATCCTCGAATTTATTACTAGAAATGGATGGAGTTCGGAAAATGTTGCATTTGGTATGGGAGGTATGTTACTTCAAGGATTGAATAGAGATACATTAAAATGGGCAATGAAATGTTCTGCCATTAATAGAGATGGTAAGTGGTATGACGTATATAAAGATCCCGTTACAGACCATGGTAAAATTAGTAAGAAGGGTCGTTTTGCTGTTGTTTATGAAAAAGGAATAGCAACATGCAAACCAGAGAGTGGGAATTCGTGGCAAAACGAATTACGAGTTGTGTTTAAAAATGGTGAATTATTAATTGATGATAATTTTGAATCTATTAGAAAACGAGCAGCTGGCAAGTTTGAATAAGTGATTATAGGGACCTTAGGTCCCTATAATCATATATGGTTGAAAATCAATAAATATAATATCCGATTATACATAATCGTTTTTATGCTGACCCACAGCGTAGGGCATAGAACGCCTATAACAAGGAGAAAAATAAATGGGACGTCCTCTACAAAAGAAATATTTTGGAAATACAAATACGGTTCAAGTTGGTGGTGAAGGTGTTGCTAGCTATGGATCAATTACAGCTGGATCTGGCTGGACCACGATACCAACGGTTACAGTAGGCTCTCCGCTTCCTGGTGGAGTAATAGCTACCGTATTAGCTCATTATAAATCATCCAGTGCTGCCGTGGTTGCTGCTGGATCAGGATATAATTATCATGATGTCCTAACATTAACAACTGGAACCGCAGTAACCGCAGCACAATTTGAAGTATCTGCTATTAAGGCAGTAAGTGCAACAGTTCAAGCTGGTGGAACTTCTGGTTGGGCAATTAATGATACCTTTACATTTACAAATGCTGGTGGAACCAATACAGTATTGACCGTTACCGCAGTTAATGGATCAGATCAAATTACCACGGTAAGTGTGACCACAGCTGGAAGTAGAATTGCCGCAAAACCCGCAAATCCAGTAACAGCAAATTCAACCACAGGATCTGGAGTAGGTACACCTACATTTAATATTCTTTGGGGAGTTAATACATTAACATCAACACCTACCGTCGCCGGAGATTATACGACATTTCCAAGTGCTGGTGGAGCAACAACGGTATCACCATCTGGTGGAACTGGTGCAACATTAACTGCAACAATGAAATTGTTAAGTGTAAGCGTAGTAACAAGTGGTGCAGGATATTATCAAGCATCAGATGCAGCATTAACATTTTCAGGAAGTACAGGAGCAGCCGCAACTGCAACGCTAACAAATAGCAATTTACCAGCTATTAAAGCGAGTGCTTATATTACTGGTGGAAGTGCTCATCCTGCGGATATCATCAAACAGGAAAATTCTAAAACATATAGAGTTATAACATCTGATGGTACAGGAGTATGTAAATTAGTAGCCGCAGCACCATCTGCTGGACAAATGACATTAACTGCAACTGATAGTGATGGTGGAACATATTATGTTACTAAATTAACTGCACATAAAGCAGTTATTGTCAAAGGTAGTAGAACTGGAACACAATTCACTACAGGATCAACTGGAATAAGTGTTCCATGGACATTTGGTTCAGCAGTTGAAGGATCATCAGTAACAATATTGAATGGATAAAAATTTATTAGAATAAGTTAAATTGAAGGGAGGTTTTTATAACCTCCCTTCTTCAATAAATAAGGTATAAACATGTCCACACGCACAATAAGATTTTCCGGTGATTATAAAATAGATAGTAATGGTAATATAGATATATTATCATCTGTTGATGGTAATATAGTATTGAATACTAGATCAAATGGAACGGTAACTGTTGTAGGGAATCTTGTAGTACAGGGATCATCAACCACAGTGACATCTACAGATTTATCTATAACTGATAATATCATAACTCTAAATAAAGATGAATCTGGAGCCGGAGTTACATTAGGAATATCAGGATTAGTGATTGATAGGGGATCATTAACTCCAGCTGCTATACTTTGGGATGAATCAACTGATCAATGGAAAGTATTCAGTGATAGTGATAATACATTGGGAGATTTTAGATCTGCTTCTATATCATTATCTGATGGTGAAACCATAACTTCTATTGATAATGATACGACCTTGTCAGGAGATAGTTCTCAATCTCTTGCAACTCAACATGCTGTAAAAACATATGTTGATAATAATATTGTTACGAATGCAATTTATCAAAATGATAGTTCAGTAGTTATTACTGATACTGGTGTATCAGGAAGTTATATAGATTTTAATCTTGATGATGTTCTTTTTGCTAAATTACAAAGTGAAGGATTTCGTGTTGATAATATATCATCATTAACTAGTGATGGTAATTTAACTATTTCGGGTAATGGTATAGGTCAAATAATTTTATCAAATGCCATAAGAATGGTGAATCAAGGATCAATACCAACACCAGTTGGTGGATCTAATCAATTTTATGCATCAGATCCAGGATCTGGACATACTGGGTTATATGTAAATAATTTAACAACAAATGATGAACTTGTTTCAAAAACTAGAGCATTATTATTCAGTCTGATATTATAATAGGAAATAATTATGTCAATAGCACAAACTCAAATCGAAAATTCAACGACTACGATATATACAAGTTCTAATAATACAATAGTAACCAGTATTATATTTTGCAATACTATCAATAGTCCTGTAACATTAACGGTTTATGTTGTTCCTGATGGAGGTTCAGTTGATGACACTTCTACCATAATTAAATTGTTAACCATTCCTGCTCGTGATACATATATCTTTGATACAACTAGGTTATTATTATCAAATGATGATTCAGTACGAGCGCTTAGTGATACTGATCTTGCAATTACAGCAACCTTAACATATATGGGAGTATAAAATGAGGTCAATAAAGACCGGGAATTCTTTTTTTGTTAAAGGTACATATTCTTTTACTGTGGGTGATAGTTCACAAAATATTCTTATTAATAATGATACCATAACTGGTAGCTTGAGATTACCTAAAGGATCCACTGGTAATCAAATCAATCCAGGTATCGGTGACATCAGATTTAATACTACAACTAGTTTCATAGAATATTATGATGGTGTAGATTGGCGAAGTATATCATATCAACAAAATCAAACCATAGTGAAAGATACCTTTACTGGAGATGGAATAGAAACTAAATTTGGTGCCTTATCTACAGTTCCAATATCTGATGATAATATATTGGTATTTGTTCAGGGTGTATTTCAATCAGGATCAACAAATTATTCATTGGTTAATAGTTCAGGTGGTGGCAGTGGAACCTTAGATCATATTAACTTTGGTAGTCCTCCACCGTTTGGATTATCAGTAGTAATATTACAGGGATTTGACAAAATTTAATATACAACCAATATATCTATAATATATAATGATATAATGATTAGTATTGCTATTATAGACGTGATAGGTTTACCATTTGATGGTAGCACGCTTGAAAAATCTGGATTAGGTGGAAGTGAGAGTGCTATAATTTTGATGAGTTCTGAACTCGTAAAATTAGGATTTGATGTAACTGTTTTTAATAATTGTATATATGATAATTCAAAAGAAGGGATATATGATGGTGTCAAATATCTTGGTTTGAATAGAATAAAAAATCATGACTGTAATTTTGATATCGTTATTTCAAGCAGAACTGTTGTACCATTTATTAGGGCAGAACATTACTCTGGATTTTCAAATTTATTATACAATTTTGAAAAAATTAAAAAAAATGCCAAATATAAAATAGTATGGATGCACGATACTTTTTGTGTCGGAGATCATTTGTTAGAAGACCTTGTTGTCAATGGAGATATTGATGAAATATTTACATTGAGTGATTTTCATACGAGTTATATCTTAAATTGTAATCATGGTGGTTCTCGACGAATGTTCGAGGTATTAAAGCGAAAAATATGGCAAACAAGGAATGGTGTACATCGATGGATTGATGAGGTTAATATTGGAAGTAAGGATCCAGATTTATTCATCTATAATGCTAGTGTGACAAAAGGAATGTTACCATTAATTAAGGGAATTTGGCCAAAGATAAAAAACAAAATTCCAAACGCTAAATTAAAAATAATTGGAGGTTATTATAGATTTAGAAAAGATATGCCGCCTGATGATCAAGAAAAAATCTGGAACGATCTTGTCAATTTATATAATAATAAACTAGATGTGGAATTTACTGGTATAATAAGTCAAAAAGATATTGCGGGAATCTGTGCAAGGGCAAGTTTCATGATATATCCACCTGTATTTCCAGAAACATTTGGAATTAGTAGTTTAGAGGCATTGAATTATAATACTCCATTGATTACTTCGAGGTTTGGTGCATTAGAAGAAATAGCCACAGAATTAAGCTCTTATCTTATGGATTATCCAATAGAACCAAATAGTTTATATCCAAATATTGATACTTCAAATCAAATTGATAAATTTGTAGATTTAGTATTTAGAGCGCATTCAGACAAATATCTTTTACAACAAAAACAAAATTATTGTAATATTTTTAAAGATATTTCTGGTTGGAATACCATAGCTTTGCAATGGAAACAACATTTTTATTCTTTGTTAAATTTAAATTTAAATTCTTCTGAATTTAAAGAAGTATCTATGATTAATTCTAAAATTCATAGAATTTTCAAACGAAAAAATATAAATCCCGAAGAGATGCAATTAATGCCTATGTCTGAGGAACAACATATTATGATTATAAGTCCATTTTATAATGCTGAATCTTATATTGTAGATTGCGTTAAAAGCGTAGCTTCACAATCATATATGAATTTTGATCATTATTTGATTAATGATGCAAGTACGGATAATAGTTTAGTATTATTAATAGAATTTCTTAATTCACTGGATGGAAATTTAAGAAATAAATTTCATATCATTAATAATGATGGTAATAAAGGTGCTGTATTTAATACTATTAATACAATACGTCAATTTAAAAAAGAAACATCATCTATAATATTTGTAATTGATGGTGATGATAAATTAGTTGCAAAAAATGATATATTTAAATGGTACAATGAATTGTATGACGGAACAGTTGAATTTACTTATGGTAGCTGTTGGAGTATGGTTGATAACATTCCATTGATAGCACAGATTTATCCTAGGAATGTTAGAGAAAATAAAACATATAGAAAATATAGATTCAATTGGGGGATACCATATACACATCTTCGTACCTTTAAATCTAATTTATTAGATGATATAAAAGATGAAGATTTTCAAGATTCAACAGGAAATTGGTATAAAGCTGGAGGTGATAATGCAGTATTTTATAATATTATTGAAAAGGCAGATCCATCAAAGATAAGAGCTATTCAAGAAATCCATTATTGTTATAATGATATAAATCCAAATAATGATTTTAAAATAAATCAACAGGAACAAACCAAAACGGCCAATGAAATTTCAAATAGATTGAATCTAATCACTACAGAAGATATATATAAACCGTCATATGATTTAGCTAAAGAAACACATATTACAAAAAACAAGAAGATATTATTAGCGATACCAACAGCAAAAAATGTAGAAGTTGAAACATTTAAAAGTATTTTTGATCTAATTATTCCAGATGGTTATAAATTAGAATTCCAATATTTTTATGGTTATAGAATTGATCAAATTAGAAATTTAATAGCACATTATACTCAAGAAAATAATTTTGATTATTTGTTTAGTGTTGATTCAGATATAGTTCTTCCATCAAATACTTTAGTAAAAATGTTAAATGAAGATTTTGATATTATATCTGGTGTTTATTTGCAACGTAAGGAACATGTTAAAATTCCAGAATTATATAAAAACAATAATCGGGGTGGTCAAAGCAATTTAGATATATCTGAAATTCGAGATCCAAGAATTATAGAAATTGATGGATGTGGATTTGGTTGTGTATTAATTAAAAGCTCAGTATTACAATTAATTGGATATCCACAATTTGAATATCATAATACATTGGATTTTCAATATACGATAAGTGAAGATGTTGATTTCTGTAGAAAGGCAAAAAATAAAGGTATTAAAATTTTTGCAGATACATCTATTCAATGTTCGCATATAGGTACCACAAAATATAAAATATAATGAAATTAAATTGGGATTCTGATTATCTTAATGGTGGTCAAAATAATGAATTCAATATTCATGGAGAAACATGGTTATGGAATCAGTTGAAATGTAATTCACCAACAGTTGTGTTTGATGTAGGTTGTAATGTTGGTGAATGGACGAAAATGATTCGTCGTAATTGCCCAGGCGCAGAAATTCATGCATTTGAAATTATAGGATCAACATTCCAAAAATATTATCATAATGTAAAATATGATACTATGGTATATCCTAATGGATATGGACTCAGTGATAAGGAAGAAATAATTTCTATAAAATATGCAAATTATAATGATAGAATATCTACTGGATTATCTAATTTACGAATAGATAATCATGAATCTATCTTAGGTTTTGCTCGAACGGGTGATATATATGTTTTAGAAAATAAAATAGAACATATTGATTATTTAAAAATTGATGTCGAGGGCATAGGACATAAGGTTATCAAAGGGTTCAAGAATACATTATTAGAAAATAAAATTTCTGTGATTCAATTTGAATATGATCGTACATGTATATTAGAACGTTTTTTACTTATAGATTATTATGAAATGTTGCGGCCATTGGGATTTATTATTGGCAAATTAAGGCCAGGAGGTGTTGAATTCAAAGAATATAATTTATTTGATGAAAATTTTGACGGACCAGATGTAATAGCATGTCATAATAATCGACCAGATCTTATCAGTTTATTATCATGTAAATGATTATAAATACGTTATCACATTAATTGATGTGACCAGACGGAGGCTCACCCACCATAGTATCGGGTGAATGATAAGGATCGTAATGGCTTTAGGTCGTATTACGGGTCCTATGCTTTCAGCTAATCTAGCTAGATTAGGTGTTGATTTAAGCATTGAGACTCAACTTTTATATGTAGATGTTACCAATGGTAGAATTGGTATTCAAACTTCTACTCCATCTGTTGAATTAGACATAGATGGTGATGTAAAGGTTAGTCAGTTATTAGAGATTGATGGTGAAATAAATTTAAAATCTGGAGCACCAACAAAATATTTTGCTGGTGACAATTCATATTATGTATCATTAGAAGGTCCATCAACGATGGCCTCAAATTTGACATTCGTTCTTCCAGATGCAGCCGGATCACCAGGAACAGTTCTAACAAATGATGGAAGTGGTAATTTATATTGGGCTGCCGTAGTTGCTGGATATACAGGAAGTATCGGTGGTCTTGGATATACTGGTAGTATTGGTTACACAGGTAGTCAAGGAATAACCGGATACACTGGTTCACTTGGAACAACTGGATATACAGGAAGTATTGGTGTCATTGGCTACACTGGAAGTCAAGGTGATGTTGGAGATCTTGGTTATACTGGAAGTATTGGATACACTGGTTCAATAGGATATACTGGTAGTCAAGGAATAACCGGATACACTGGTTCACTTGGAACAACTGGATATACTGGTTCAATAGGATATACTGGTAGTAGAGGTGATACTGGTTATGATGGATCAATAGGTTCATTGGGTTATACTGGATCAATAGGCATAGGATATACTGGTAGTCAAGGAATAACCGGATACACTGGTTCACTTGGAACAACTGGATATACAGGAAGTATTGGCATAGGATATACTGGTAGTCAAGGATCTTCGGGAGCTCCTGGAGCCGATGGAGCGGTTGGATATACTGGGTCACTTGGAACGATTGGATATACTGGATCACTTGGATATACAGGAAGCATAGGTTCGACAGGATATACTGGGTCATTAGGAAGTATTGGTTATACTGGTAGTCAAGGAATCATTGGTTACACAGGTAGTCAAGGAATAACCGGATACACTGGTTCACTTGGAACAACTGGATATACAGGAAGTATTGGTGTTACTGGTTACACTGGATCAATCATTACTGATGCGTCTGGATTAACAACGGGTACCATACCTGCAGGTAGAATGCCAGCTCTAACTGGAGATATAACAACTTCTGTTGGTTCTGTGGCAACGACTCTGGCAACAGTGGCAACTGGGGCAACCACAGGATCATCTACTGCAATACCAGTTATTACATTTACCAACAAAGGATTGGTTACTGGTATAACGACTGCGGCAGTAGTGGCTCCCGCAGGAACTTTAACTGGTGCAACTTTAGCATCTGGAATAACAGCATCATCATTGACAAGTTTTGGAACGGCTCCAGCATTAGGTGATGCGACTGCAACGAGTATTTCAGCAAATGCATACTTGAGTAGTTCTAGTTCATTAAATAATCAAACTGGAACCAGTTATACCTTATTATCTTCAGACAATGGTAAAATCGTAACCATGAACAATGCCAGTGCGAGTACTTTAACTGTTCCTACTGGATTAACAACTGGATTTTCATGTGCAATAATTCAATTAGGAGCAGGACAAGTAACGATTACTGCTTCTAGTACAACATTAAGAAATAGAAATGGATTAAAATTATCTGGACAATATGCACAGGCCGGAATACTTTATTTGTCATCTAATACATATTCCGTTGGTGGAGATCTAACAACGTGATCCCTAGACATATATTACGATTAATACGGCCAACATTTAATTTTACAATCACAATTTCATCACCAACATCAAATTATAATATATATTCAGCAGCAGTTACCGCTGGATGGAATACCATAACTCCATTAATAGCTAATATTACGGTTGATGCTGCAATAACTTCGACTAGTTCTGGAACACCAGCATTCCAAGCAGGTGGAACATTTCCAAATGGATCAACATTATTAGTAACGGTAAATGCTTCTAAGACAATATATGGAAAAGGAGGAACTGGTGGTGCAGGTGGAACTGGATTGGGAGGTGGAAGTCCGGGTGGAGCGGTTGGGACCACTTTTTATGCAAGATATGCTGTGACGATAATTAATAATGGAACTATTGGTGGTGGTAAGGGAGGAAATGGTGGTCAAGGTGGTTATTATGCTCCCTTAAATATCTTAAATGGAAAAGGTCAAGTTATAGGTTGTACTGAAGGTTATTATCAAGCCACAGGAACGGCGGGATCAGCCGGAACAGATGGTACAGGAACGGCGGGATCAGCCGGCCCTGTGAATAATTATGGATTATGTAATGGACAGACTGGTTTTACATCAGGAGGCGCAGGTGGGGCGGCAGGTAATTGTTCAGATGGAGATAGTTATATAACATGGTCAACAGCAGGAACGAGAAATGGACCAAGAATTAATTAATAAAATACCCAATATTATTACATATAGTGTAGAAGATATAAAAGATGATGGCATGGCAACAATTAGGTTTAGTTGTGTTGGATGTTTAGATCTTGTCCTTCATTTTTATCTTCCAGTTAGAGAAGATGAATTTACGATAAGAGAAGAGATTGAAAGACATTGTCCCGTCGCATCATTCGTTACGCAAGTTCAATCTAAACATCCAGATGTAAAACTTGCCGTTAAGAAATGTATAGGATTAACTGGATATATTCCTATGACCACAGAAATATTAGATCCAATAGCATCTTCGATTACTAGAGGTTTTGCTGATCCGGTTAAATCTCAGGAAAGTGAAATAATATGAAAATTTTTAAAACAGCATTTGATCATTTTCTTGTTTGGAGATTCGTATTAGATAAGGGAGAAACTAAAGAATTTAATAAGAAAGAAATGGACAGAAATTTGGAGGCGCCGGCTTCTATCAGAGCAACTGCTGAAAATCTTCCATATCCAGTTGATAAATTAGTTACATTAAATTCTATTGCTGTATTTGTCCATGGACAATTTTATTTTCATAAAGATGGACACGAACCAACATTAAAAATGAGAGGGGATGGTGGAGATAGTGTCGCATTAGGTACAGAAGTAAATCATTTTTCATTACATTCTATGGAAGATAATTCTGAATATCATTGTATTTTGCCACGAGACAGAAGACCAAGATTTTGGCCAAGGAAATTGACTCATTTGATTCCAGGAACATTGGATTATGTTGAGATACCTGGAACAGAAAAATTGAATCAATACATATATCTAGCTCATGGAGAAGTACAAATTAATGGAAAGAGACATATAGGACATAAGTTTATGACCATACCATTTGGTACGGGAGCTAGACATATTAAAGCAATAACTGATAGTTTGGTATTACGAATATGGTTAAATCAAGAAGATTTTAATGCAACTCAATGATATTTTTGGAAATATATATGGTTCAACCATTAATATTGGTCGTATAGATAGAATATTTAGTGCATCTAATCCAGTACCATATTCTATGATGCAATTTATATCACTAGGTGCAATAATATTTGCAATTTTATTTGGATATTCATGGTATTGGTGGATAATAGCTTTTATGGTATCACAGATAACTGTAGGTATGGGAATAAGTTGTGGATACCATAGATTATGGACACACAGAAGTTATGTAGCAACATTGCCATTAAAAATATTTTATGGAATATGTGGAATATGGACCATGGCAGGAAGTCCAAGTGGATTTTCATTTGTACATTTAATTCACCATAAATATTCTGATCAGAAGGGAGATCCACATGCTCCTTCATTATCTGGCTGGCGTACATTTTCTGCAGGTCATGGATACGCAGATGTTTCGGGATATGTTGACACATTAAAAAACAATCCTCGAATATTATTTCGTATTCGACATATGATGAAATATTTTTGGCATAATACATTACATAAGTATTTTTGGTTATTAGTGGTTATTCCTCCTATTTTATGTTTAAGTATCAGTACTGAAATATTTTTATTCTGTTGGTTAATTCCATCAGCCGTTAGGTTATGGATAGGACCATTTTCATTATGGTATTCACATCGAGAGAATAGTTCTTTTAAAATTAGACCACATAAAACTTTTGATAAATCATGCAACAGTACCATTATCGGAATATTTCTCTGGGAAGGCCCACATAATAATCATCATAAATTTCCAAAAAAATGGTCATATAAATTTAATGGTAAAGGATATGATCCAGGAACATATTTTTTAAAATTAATGTTTTTATTAGGATTAGCAAAAAATGAGCAGTGAACACACGCGAATTCGACTTGGGCCATTTATGATTTATATTTGGAATTGTAAAGCGGGAACCATTAGAGATAGTCATAGTAATCAAATAATTCGTAGAGGTGTTGATACCGTTGGTAAAAATGATGATGGACTTTTACCAGGTCATAGAAATAACAGAAATAATGTCAATCAGACTAGAAATTCTATAGGATTGCTGGTCAACGGTTCTTATAATTTAATAACACCTGATAATGATAATATATTGGTTACGACAGAAAAATATCCCACTGTTAGAAAACTTCAAGAAGGATTTTATACATTCGTATATTTAGAAGATACTGAATATCTATGTTTATTGCCATGGACCAAAAAAGCATTATATTGGGAACGAACCAATTATTATGAAGATGCAGGAAAGACAATTAATTTAGAAGCTCATACTATGAACCAATATTTTTTTATTGGATGTGGTGATGTTGAAATTTCAACATTAGGATTATATAATAAAAATTATAAATTGTTCGTTATTCCACCAGGAAAGGAAATTTCGATAACAACAAAAACAAGAATTCATGCTGTACATATTAAGGAACCAATAAATGTGGCAATATAAAGATCAAGATCATTTATTTGTTTTATGGTCTGGAATATTATTTACATTTATAGGAATCAGTTTAATTGCATTAGGAATAATTCATCCGTCCTGGTTAATTCTATCTATGGTTGAATATTTTCGTAGACTAATGATTAATTCTGCAGGATTTCATTTTTATTTTGCTCATAATTCTTATCAAATATCAAATTTTTGGATTATTTGGCTATTAATCGAAGGAACAATGTCGTTGTATGGAAGTTCGTTACAATGGAAAATAGTACATAATCGACACCATAAATTTTCGGATTCTTATATGGATCCACATCAGGTTCATAGTTGGTCAGATGTGTTTTTTGGAAATTATCAAAATATAATACCATATTCAATATCTGAACGAAAATTATTAGTAAAAATACCATTATCAACAATTCAACAAATATTACATAAGTATTATTGGTTGTTTAATTTATCAATAATAACATTAATGATAATATTATTTCCAACCATTGCATTGTATGGATTTTTGATTCCAGTAGGATTAGTAGTATTGGCAGGAAAGATTTTTAATTTCAAATCACACGAAAATAATCTTCCAGTTGACTTGTATAATTATATGTTAATGGGGTTTATTGGAGAATGGCGACATGCAGAACATCACAAATTTCCATATAAATGGAAATTAGGAACTGGTTATAAGATATTTCCGTGGTGGATAAATGATTTGAAGGGAGCGTTTATTACGTTAATACGAAAATGACAATATGTAGACTGACATCTGATGATTTCGACAGTATGAAATTGGTTCGTGATAGCACAACAACTTATCATGGATATCCATTGGTATCAATTCCCAATGGATATCCAATTCCTCCAACAGAAACAGTCGATACTGGTCAATGGGATTATTATACTAAATTAAGACTTGCAGATAATGATATTAATTTTTTTTATGGATCATACAATGAAGCAAATGAATTATTGGCATTCACACATTTTCAAAAATGGTGGGATAAGGAATTGAATGCAATTTCATGGTTGGCAACATTTTCAAATAAAAATATCAAAAAGCCAAGAGCAAAAAATTTACCTATAAGCCAAGCAGTAATTGATGTATCAATGATGGGATTTAATGAATTTTTTTATGTTGATTATATTTTTAGTTCTGCACCAACGTCAATGACTTGGACTCCTTGGTTAAAACCAACCCTAGAAATACTTGGAAAGACAGCAACAATAGAAACAATGGAAATTGTTCCTAAAAATGAAAATTCTAAAAATCCACTGTATACCAAATATGTTTTAAAAACGATATATCCATATGAAATGAAAGTAACTCGTGTCACTCCAACAAAATAAAATTCCATTATTTAAGAAATTTGATTTAGATCCCGACGGAGCAATTGCAATTAAATTATTTGATTATGTGAAATCATATTCGCCTGTTGTTAGAGATAGAAATGGAAAGATTTATAGATTTTTTTCTAGAATAAATCACGAACATGTATTGCATTCTAATATTTTAACTGACGTATTTAAAAAATTTAATCTAGATTTAACATATGCCGCCGTAATATGTGCGCTACCATTTGATAAAGTTCCAATTCATAAAAGAAATATGGCTCATACTGATCATACATTAGAGGATTTGGCGTTAAATTGGCCAATGAAAAATTGCGAACAAAGTAAAACATTCTTTTTTGAATCTAAGGTATCTGGAAAAGAAGATGAATTATTTAATGGTGGAGGATCTTATACAGGATATGATCAACGATATCTTACATACCTAGATAGTTTCGTATTAGACAAACCTACGATTTTGAATGTCAAAGTACCACATAAGGTTGAGAATTATTCTTCAGAAGATAGATGGGCACTTAGTTTAAGATTTAGTCCTGATCCTTGGCATTTGTTGATGTAGAATTGAATATAAAATATTCTGTAATTTTTTTAGAAATTATCATTTGTACAATTTCTTTTGACAAAGTTTTGTGTAATCCAGGATGTAATGGTTTGGGCCAACAATTTAGTCGAACCCAAGCGTATCCATAATGTTCTCTGTTTAATATTGGTTTAAATTCATCATTAACGACAATAAAATATGTAGAATATTGAAATTTTTTGTCATCACTAATAAATTGATCAATTTCTTCTATACTTCTGATATAAGGTAGAAATCCAATTTCTTCTCTAGTTTCACGCAATATGGTATCTATATCTGATTCATAATTATCTCGTTTACCACCAACTATACCCCATTTATTCTTGAAACTACTATCTCCTCTAAGTAAAAATAAAAATTTATTAGTATTGATATTATAGAAAATTCCACCACTTGCATAACTTGTCATACATATAATTATGATAATAATTCATCTAAATTAAGTTATAGAACCAATGTCCACAGACCAGGAGCCCATGATCCCTCATATGATTTCACCCATTGTGTTCCGGACCATTTATATTGTATGTTAGTAAATGCATTAGTAACATATGCGATTGAATTGGTAGTTTCTGCATTAAAGCTTACAATCCAATTAGATCCATCATATTCTATAATATCATTTGTTTTTGCAATAATATTTCCCCAAGAAGATGCTGGATATTGATTATTATCATTACCAATATCATCAACAAGAAGATATCGTTGGCCAATTGTTGCGGTTGGTAAACCAGAATTAGGTCCTTTGGTTAATGGATTTATTATTGCATTAATTGCTGTTAGTGTATTAGTTGGAATGGTGTCTGGATCAATTACAAAATTTAGTATATCAACATTATCTGGATCTATCGAAACAGTGCCAATGATATCATTTCCTTCATCAGTAGTTAGTCGTAGAAGACTAATACCATCTTTGATTTCACCATATAGATTTACGAGTCTATGCCAATCTAATACGGTACCCAATTTAGTGGGAATTGTTAATGAGTCATTTGAATTTGTAACAACATCACTAGGAGCAGTAAGTTTAGCTTTTCCATCTAAAATTAATAATCCAAAATTTGTTGGTGTAATATATTGTCTGCTCATTAATACACCACTAATGATATCATCATTCATCATTCCAGAGTCATCATAAATGTTAGCAAAAATTGTTTGTATCACCCCTAGTTTCTTTAGTTTCACAGGTGGACTCAACCAGATTGGTATAGTAAATGTCATTGTGGCTACATCATATGTATCATCATTAATTGGAATACTTCTATTACTAAAGGTTAAATTTGTTAGTTCAACTAAGCTTAAACTAGTCCAATCTATAAAATTATTATTAGTTTGTATCTCAAAACTTGGATTAAACCACACTAATAATTGTTCTAAGATTTGCAATTTTTGATCAGTACTGGTTGTCCATAAATCTGCATTGACAATTAAATCAAACGGAACAGGCATATGTCTCTCAACCGTGTATCCCTGTCCTTGATTCGTCGTATATGAATTTGTTTCATTATCGAATTGCCGTTCCCTAACATGAATTTTATCAATATGATTTGGTTCTTGCATACGTTCTCGATTGTATGTCATTTCTGTGATGTAACAGGCAATGGCAGGAGCAGTAAGAACAGCATTCTGACTGTTGTTAACTAGAATTAGACTTGCTTGTTTACTAGTTTCTGCATATTTTATAGGAACACCTACTATGACATCATTTCCATTGATATCGATTCCAGATTTATATCCTACATTGCTTAACAATCTAATAAATTGAGCTATGTATCTGCGAACTTGGCCGTCATAAAAATATTGAATTAAATTTCTCCAAATAATCTTAAAAATTAAAAATCAGCTTTAGGTTTAAGAACCTGGCTCAAACTCTGTCGTTCATTCACAACTTGACCATCAAATGTGTTTGTTTTCTGATTGTTTATAAATCCAGATTTCTGTGTATTTCTAATGTTATTATTGGTCATGGTCATTTTAACATTGCTTTCAATTGCTCTCCAAGTGGCACCATCGAATCGAAATAGTCGATTAGGATAGTAATCAGTTCTAAGGAAAAATTCTCCTTCTGTAGGTGAATCCGAAAATGATGTACCATGGGTTGCCACGTAGCCATTTGGAGGAATACCATCTCCAGTCAAATATCCAGCAGTCCATCCATTTGTTTTTGCAGTTAATACATCACTTGACCATCCCAAGGTACTTGTTACAAATCGTATGAAACTATTATTCAAAGGATAATTTGTAACAACATCATTCAGCTTTATAGTTTGGCCATCAATAATTTCATCAACTTCCAAAGTCATAGGAAGCATACCAGCAGATTTTACTAACATACCTCTAGTAATATTCTCAGTAGAATCTACCTTAATAATATTTCCAATACTTCCTGATAATAAAAAGGAAGCATTTGTACTAACCACGCCATCTGTTGTTGTTGGGATCACAAAAAATTGTTGTGTTTGATAACCACTCAATGGAGCATCTGCTTCAGCTTTAGCTATTATGGCATTATTGATATTAGTATTTGTATTATGTGTCCCAATTAAATCTGCTAATGTTGTATCAGTACCATTAGGATTTAATCCTCCAGTTGGTTGTTGTAGAATATCTTTATATTCCTGACTATCAGTTATAGGTTTTGCTTTTACTCTATACAAATGAGGCCACCATGTTGGGCTATATCCTTCAGATGCAGGAGCGACGTCATCCACAACATAAAATTTACGAAGGCTTTCAGATTGTGTTAGATCAAGACTCCAATCATCTTTAAGATGTGGCACTTCTAAAACATCTCCACTAAGTATTTTTCTACCAAGACGTTCAATGGTTTCATTGATATGAAATGTTATTACAATTGCATCATTGGATAACATAATTCCAAATTGTGTTAAATTGAAATCTATATCTGTGATTGTATATGATCCACGTAATTCAAAAATATCAGGATCATATTTACGATCTCTGTTTTCTAGAAATAATAAATCTTGAATATTTAGAGCACCATTTGAATTATAGTTGGGTTGGCTCGGATCATTTGATGTGGAGTTCGTACCAGGACCCAGATATTTATGGATATAGAAATCTGTCCCACCAATATGAAACATTTCACGAATATTTCTATCAAAAAATTGGTAATCTAAGTTTTTATTTTTTTGCCATAGACTTATTTTGGGCATACTTTATTTATTGCTATCATTACTCAATGTTGTATATTAATAACAATGATTAATATTAATAAGGAAGATTTAGAACAATTATTGGCATATAAAAAGGCTAAGATTGGTCTTCATCGAAGCAATTTATCACAAGATGAACGAGATGCACATATCTTAACAAATTTTTCTTTAGGTAAAGTTGCTAGGCGAATACATAAAAATTTAGTATCCCAAATCATATCACAAATGAATTTATTTGCTGAATTATTGATAATATCAAACCATGGTTCATCATGGATTATGATCACTGATGATAAAATTAAAACTTTAAAATTATTTAAATCGTTACAAGAATCATTTGGTTCAGGTGATTCAGTTTATTCAATTGATGAATATAATCCAGTGAAGCGCAATCATTATGTTAATGTTCATATGTATAATGCAACTGGGACGCCGTTAATGTCAACTTCTGATGGATGGTATTATAATAAATCAAAAATCAAAACTCAAAAAGAAAAGATTCAAATTGCTTGGAATTTGGGATATGTGGTTACTAGAAAGAAGTCTCCATCAATAGTTAGGCCAAGATTAGTTACGGTGTCTGATATAAGTATGGTTGAAAAATTGTATCATTATTATGAAACCCAAATGAATCAATCTGGATACACTCTTAGAAATGATTTCAAGTCAACAATACGTAGGTTCCAAAAGAACTATGATTGGCCAACATCTGATAAATTGCCCAAATTATAGTAATTTATCCAAAGTAGTGATTGACCAATAATAATATTGTGTTATTATTGGTATATATGAAGCTGTACCAAAATATGATTCAATTTTCATTGAGTTATGCCAAACATTCTTTACAATCAGAATTTAGAAAGATGTGTATTGATGCAAACAAATGGTGTGGCAGAAATTTTGGCATTAAGAATTTTTCATACGGACATCCAGATTTTTTCTTAAATGCAATTTTTACATTTAGGCATGAACGAGATATGGGAATGTTCATTTTGGCTTGGAATGAAAAACTGCGAGCATTTTCAGAATGAAATATCGATTTGGATATAACCTTAAGGTCCCATTTGGATATTTTTCATATGGTAATACAAATTTCACATATACATTAATTGCTGCAGAAAATTGGTGTTTGAAACAATTTGGCAATTATGGATTTAAGACTCGAATTCATTCTATTGCAACTGAAACAAAAATAAATTCTGAGTGGTATATTGTAGATTGCTTTAGGTTCAAATCACAAGAATACCTATCTATGTTTCTATTGGCATGGCATGATAAATTCACAAGCATAAAATGAAATTTAATATTCCAAAATATACCTATTCATATTATTTCTATGCATGTTGGCAAGATAAAAATGGAGCCAATCAAATAATGCGTAGAATGAATAAATGGTTAATTGATACCTATGATTTATCTGAATATAGTGTGAAATGGAGACATCCAAAACCTACTGATAAATTTCGTGTTGATTTTTTAAATGAAACAGCATATACTTTTTTTGTACTCAGATGGAATGATGTGGTAGCTAATTATTATACGTCATGTGGCGTGCAACGAACCACGCAATATCATGGTCATGGAATTATAAAGGAATATTAAATGGCTCGCGGAAAGAAATCAAATACTGGTCGAAAGATTCGATATGCTGCTGATATTATCAAAGCATATGGGAATGAACCACTATTGGCAGAAATTGATTGTACTCGAACAGATTACGAATCAAAATTTGGTGAGGCTTTGAATTGGGCAAATGCAGTATTTGATACTAAGGATCTAAAGAGATTTGCTTTGGATGCCGCAAAAATGTTTAATTTGCCACATGAAGGATATTCTGGCATCAAGGATACGGCATTTTTGAATGTTGGAAAAATTGCCTGGATTTGGATGGGGGGCGCAAATCTAAGCAAGGACACAATTGAAAGATATAAGGTTCGTTGGGATGATATTACGACCAGTTATTTGAATGATCCAACTTCTGTAGAAATTTTGAAATCAGAAAAGAAGATCAGTCCTGGTGAAAGAATGAAAACAGCCACCGATAATCTTATTGCAACTTTGGATGATATGATTGATGTAGAGAAATGGGATAATCCTGGACAGCTTCTTCGTCAATCGGCTATTCATACTAACGTAGTTAAGAATTATTACAAGAGACATCTAGATGAATTGGAATTGATTGGAAAGGATGATCAAGTCACAGAATCTTATTCAAACTGGAATAGAAAGAGAATTAGATTGGCAAAGGAATGGTATGTTTCTTTGTTAAGTGAGCTCGATAATCTTAAGGCCAATACTAAGGCTGGTCGTCCTGCACGAAAGAAGAAGGTTAAGACTGCATCTGAATTGGTTCGAAAGGTAAAATATCTGAGCCGAGATGATAAACTCAATGTGGTTGGTATTAATCCAGTTGAAATTGTGGGTTCAACATCTGTTCTCGTATATAATGTCAAATATCGAAAGATCGAAGTCTATATGGCTAAGGTCGGTGGAGTATTGACAATTAAGGGAACTAAAATTCAGGATTTTGATCCTAATGTTAGTTTTAGGAAAACACTTCGAAAGCCTGATCAGCAACTTAAAGTTATTAGAACTCATAATAAGTTTACACAGGCAGAAAAAGAAATTAAGGCAATCAAGGCAACTGAACAAAAATGTCGAGGTCGTCTGACACTAGAAACCCTAATTCTGAAGGCATTTAAATAATGAATAATAGTGATCTTTTTAGATTTAAACCAGTGGTACTCGGAGAAACTTTGCTTGACTGTTTTCGAGGATTTGAAGTAGGAACAACATATCTTCTTCGAACAGGTGACCGATGGAGAGTTGGAAAATTTAAGATGGATTTTTCTAGTGGTCTATTTGGTTTTATGGAAAGCAATGGAGACCTTTGGAGAATTAGATATGAATCTGATTTGAAATCTATTTCTTGTGCCTTTATTATTGATGACACGTTGTATTCAATTAAGAAATCGGAGGATTTGTAATGTCACATATTGATGAAGATGATAACGAACCGTCAAATTCTGGAGATTTCCTAACACTCCATAAACTTAAAAAGCCTGATACTCTATTAGAATTGCTTAAAATGGTTGATATGAAAAAAGTCTATTTCCTTAGAACTAAGGATGGACCTGCAGTGGTTCAATTTAAGATGGATTTCTATGAGGGATTTTTTCAAATGATCACTCCAATCACCTATGTATCTACGAAACTCAGATCTGATTCAGATTTATCCAAAATTTTAGACATTTACGAGCTAGATGATCTATTTTCTGCTATCAAATCTGGATATTCTGATTATGATAGTGGTATGGGTTCACGTAGATGGAGGTAAATTTAAAAGAAATTAAATTACCAGATCATTATGAAGAATTTGCGAAACTTATAGATTTTAATACCAAAACTTACTTGATAAATTATCAAGGTGTTTGGAGAACTGGTTGGTTTGAAAATGAAATTCCCATGGAATCAAATAATGAATCAACTAAATCTAGAGTATGGATACCACCTATTGGTGGATTTCAGTTGAATGATGAATATAATTATATCTCGTTTAAGAAACGAGTCAATGGTATGATATATGAAATTGATTCGTTATTCATAGACATCAAATATAGTGATAGAGAAAATTTACGACCATACTAAATATGATATGGCTATAGATTTAAAAAAAGATGTCTATGATTATGTAAAAGCAATGCTAGGTGGTGGAATGGTGGAGGTGGAATTAGATCCAATTCATTATGAAGTTGCCTTAGGTAAAGCTATAAGTAAATATCGTCAGCTCAGTTCAAATAGTATGGAAGAAAGTTATGGGTTTTTAGATTTACAACCAAATCAAAACCTATATGTTCTTGATCCACTCATTATGAATGTTAGAGCGATTTATAGACGATCATGGGGAGGAATGGCCTCTGGTCAAGGGTCAACTAATTTTGATCCATTTTCATCTGCTTATAGTAATTTGTATTTGTTACAGGGTGGTAGAATAGGTGGATTAGCTACATATGATATGTTTGTTCAATATACAAAGTTGGTTGGCAGAATGTTTGGTGGAAATATTGTATTCACATATGATTCACAGACTAAAAAACTAGTAATCAATAGAAATATACATGCACTTGAAAATGTATTATTATGGTTAGATAATTATCGCCCAGATGAAACCATATTACAGGATATATATGCATCTCCTTGGATCAAGGATTATTCATTAGGAATTGCAAAGATAATGATAGGAGAAGCTAGAGAAAAATTTGGAAGCACTCCTGGACCACAAGGTGGTACCACATTAAATGGAACGGCTTTAAAGGCTGAAGGCCAGGCATTGATTGAACGTATGGAAGATGAACTACACAAATATGCGGAAGGTTCAAAACCACTAACCTTCGTGATAGGTTAATTTGATGCCAACAACTAGACATAGAAAGAAATCAGAAAATCCTACAGATGAAATAATTAAGACTCCATTAGTTAGAGCTTTTGAGTATTTTAAAAGCAAAATAATTATGATAGGAAGTATTGCGGCAGCGGTAGCCAGTATTTTTACCGTGATATCACAATGGGATAATTTGAATCTTCCCAGATTAGCATTCTATAGTGAAGTTCTAAAGACTATGAATCATATTAATTATATAGAATTGTCTTTTTATCAACATGTTAGAAATGAACAAGCTGATAAATGGAACAAAATTCAACATCAAATTGAAATTTTAAGAAATCAAAATACTACGATTCCAGATTCAATGTTAGATCAATTAAATCTATATGAAAGAGATGTCAAAGAAGCTGAACGAAAATTGGATGATGTCCGTAGACGAATTATGACTCCATTGCCTAAATAATTTGTTGTATTAATTCTAAATTATGTTACTATCCATATAGAGGAGATACAATTTGGTTGAAAATATTGTGGCCTATATTTTGGTTAGAACTGATTTACAAAGTATGAATTCAGGAAAAGGAATGGCCCAAGCGCATCATGCTGGATTCCAAATGGGTACCAAATATGCCAAACATCCATTGGTTAAGAAATATCTTAGTCTAGGAAATTCCCAAGGCGCATCTAATTTTAACACCACAATTACACTTGCTGCTGAACATGCAGATATTAAACAGATCAAAATTTTTGCAAATTTAGCCAAAGATTTAGATTTTCTGTATGATGAAATTATTGATCCATCTTATCCGTTTATTATGAATGCTGATGAATTTGAATTCTTTAAATTCTGTAAGATTCCTGGATTTGATGGAAAGTATATCAATGCAAAACAGGTAGCATGTGTGAGACCAGAGCTTACGGTTGCATGGTATTTAGGTGATGCAAACAATCCTCAATTCAAAAATTTGTTTTCAAAATTACTATTACATCCATAAAAATATAGACAAGACTGAAGTCTAATCAGTATAATACCAGTATGCTTCAAATATTTGGTATTGTTGGATATATTGGCAGTGGTAAAGACACCGTGGCCAAATATCTAGTTGATAATTATAATTATAAACAAGTGAGTTTTGCAGATCCATTAAAAGATGCAGTATCTCATATTTTTCATTGGCCTAGAAAATTATTAGAAGGTGATTCTAAAGAAAGCCGAGATTGGAGAGAACAAGAAGATACCTGGTGGGCAAAAAGATTGAATATGCCAGGATTTTCACCACGAATCGCGTTACAAAAATGGGGGACAGAAGTAGCTCGTCGAGGATTTCATGATGATATCTGGATTGCGAGTTTAGAATATGATCTATTAGGTGAGATTCATGGTAAATTTGTCATGAGTGATTGTAGATTTCAAAATGAGATCAATATGATCGAAAAATTAGGAGGAGCCACAATACGTGTTCGTCGCGGTCCAGATCCAGAATGGGCAACTTTGGAATATGATGATATAAAGGATTTACGACGGCATATGACATTATATTATCCAGAAGTACATGCTAGTGAATATGAATGGATAATTCATCCACACAAATATCACATTGAAAATAACAAAACCATATCAGATTTGCATTCATCTATCGATCAAATCATGTTATCACATATCAGGAATTAAATCACCAGTTTTCCATGAATGTTCTATGGTTCCAAATACTCGTTGACAATTTGCACAAATTGTTTTAAGATTTCCTATCTTACAATTGCGTAAATCGCCATCAATATGAAAGACATCAAGTTGAATTAAATTTTTAGCTCTATATCCACATCTATCACATATTAATTTTTTCTTATAACCGCTTCGTTCCCAATGAAGAGGTTTCTTTTTGTCTGAATTGACCATACATCTATTACATGTTTTTCTGTAATAGGTTTTATTGTTTTTTCTATAATTTATTGCCTTGGGATTATTACAGATTAAACATTTAGGTCTCATACTCTTATTTAATATCTTTTTTAAAGGTCATAGAAAATAACTTAAGAAGAGTTAAATTGATGGGTTTAGCTAAATATCAATATACTATTAGGAGTTTTAATACGATGGCATTATTGAGTCCAGGAACACAAATTACAGTTATAGACGATTCTGTCTACGTACCTGGAGAACCAGGCACGATACCTTATATTCTAGTTGCAACATCTGCAAATAAAACTGCGGCAAGTGGTAGTAGCCTTGCACAAGGTACATTACCAGCGAATGCAACTAAGCTTTATAAAATTGGTAGCCAGAGAGAACTTACTGAAACATTTGGAATTCCAACTTTTCAAGTAGATGGTTTTAATACCGTGGTTCAAGGCAGTGAAGTTAGTGAATATGGATTATTTGCAGCATATAGTTACTTAGGATTGAGTAACAGTGCATATATTCAGCGAGCAGATATAGATTTAGCACAATTAGCTGGATCAGCATCTGCTCCAGTGGGAATTCCAGTAAATGGGACTTATTGGTTTGATTTATCAAACAGTTTGTTTGGAATTTTTGAATGGGATGCCGCAAATCAAGTATTTAAAAATAAGGTACCGTTATTAATTACAGATTCCAGTTATATTGACACTGGAACTCCTATTGGAAGTTATGGAACTATTGGAAGTTATGCAATTAATACAACTTCAACTGATAATAAAGTATTTTACAAAGCATCTGATAACGCTTGGTATCAAGTTGGAAGCAATGACTGGAGATCAAAATGGGCTACAGTCAAAAGCACTGCTACGGTATCAACCATAACGAGTGCAGTTGATCTGGTTATCAATGGAACAACAATTACAACGACAGGAACGTCATTGAGCTCAGGATTAGTTTCAGTAATTAATCTTAATTCTACTTTAAGTACAGCAGGTATTACTGCGGCAGTTGTAAACAATAAATTAGAAATTTATAGTGAAAGCCTTGATGTTGTAATAGGTGGTGGAAGTAACGGAGGTTTGTTAACTCAACTTCATATTACTGCTAAAACTTATCGTAAGCCAATTTTAACTTATGCAACTCATACACAGATTCCACAATATTTTTCTACAGATTCAAGTCCAAGACCAGATGGTAGCTTGTGGATTAAAACTACATCACCAAATCTAGGTGGAAAATTTGTGGTTAAGAAATATGATAGCGTGGCTGGTTCGTGGGTGACAATGCAGGCTCCGTTGTATGCAAATAATGCAGCGGCAATTACCGCATATGAAGGATCTGGAGACGCTAGTAATATAGTTACTGGTGTAATTTATGTTGATTATGACGTTTCAAATGATTCAACGGGAAGTTTCAAAATAAAATATTGGGAAGGAAATGTTCCTAATGCAGTTACTGGAACTGATACTAGTCCTTCAGTAACATCTGGACATACATTTACATTAAATGGATCAACAGTGACTATTGGAGGAAACACAGCAGCAGATTTCGTGACAGCAGTCAGTGCTGCCAATGTTTCACATGTCACAGCAATTGTATTGACATCAGGTGCAATTGAAATAAGAAATTCAATTGGTGATGAAATTGTGTTGGCAGAAGGAACTGGAAATCCATTGGCAGCAGCAGGAATTGATGCGGGAACTTATAGTAATTGGTCATTGCTTTCATATGAAGCAAGTGCAGCAACTCCTACGAGCAATCCAGATGCAAATACATTATGGTATGATACAAATATCAGTTCAATTGATATAATGCAACATAATGGAACGACATGGGTAGGATATAAGAATATATCTGCAAATGCTACAACAGATCCAGGTGGTGTGATTGTTGCAGCAAGTAAACCATCCACACAGAGCGATAACACAAGTTTAGTATCAAATGATTTATGGTTGGATACATCAGATTTGGATAATTATCCTAGAATTTATCGTTATGATGGCCTAAATTGGAATTTATTAGATGATACTGATCAAACATCCATGCAAGGAATACTATTTCATGATGCCAGAGTAAATTCTACTGGTGAAACAACTGGTAGTGTGTTGCCAGCAGATTTATTGGTATCTGATTATTTAGATCCGGATGCTCCAGATCCAACATTGTATCCACGAGGTATGTTATTGTTTAATACTCGTATTAGTGGAATGGTAGTTAGACAATATAAACCATCATTGTTGAATCCAAATGATTATCCTGATGGAAATACCAGAATGAGTGATGATCTTCCAGAATGGCAGGATCGTTGGGTATTACATAGTGGAACGAAAGCCAATGGATCATTATATGGAGCTAGAAAGGCACAGAGAGCCAGTGTTGTACAGGCTTTGGCAGCGGCAGTAAATGCAAGTTATGAAATTAGAGATCCTAGTAAGTTCTTTAATTTAATTGCTGCTCCTGGATATCCTGAATTGATGCCGGACCTAGTAAATCTAAATATAGATCGTAAAGAAACAGCATTTATCATTGGTGAAACTCCAATGAGATTGGATAATAGCACCACTAATATTCTAAATTGGGTCAATAATTCTAATAATGCTGCAGAAACTGGTGAAGATGGATTGACGATATCCTATACATATAGTTCTATATATTATCCTAATGGATATGCAACTAGTTTGAGTGGAGCAAATGTAGCGGTACCAGCAAGCCATGCAATGTTGAGAACATTTGCATATAATGATGCTGTTGGTGAACAGTGGTTTGCGCCAGCAGGATTACGTCGAGGAATATTGTCTAACTTAGTTAATGTTGGATATGTTAGTAGTACAGATGGAGAATTTAAGCCAGTTGGATTAACTGCTGGACAGGAAGATTCATTATATACTTCTAAAATTAATCCATTGTTGTTTATTCCAGGAAGTGGTTTAGTTGCAATGGGTCAGAAGACACTAAGTGCAATACAAACTTCTGAAGATCGAGTAAACGTAGCTAGGTTGGTTGTTTATCTTCGTAGGCAGCTAGATATTATAAGTCGTCCGTTTATATTTGAACCTAATGATAAAATCACTAGAAGTGAAATCAAAGGTGTCATTGATCGAATGATGAATGATCTAACAACACGACGAGGATTATATGATTTCTTGGTTGTCTGTGATGAGAGTAATAATACACCAACAAGAATTGATAGAAATGAACTTTGGGTAGATATAGCCATTGAACCAGTTAGAGCAGTCGAATTTATCTACATTCCAATACGCTTAAAGGCAACTGGAACAATACATGGCGCTCAAGCGGTATAATTTGATAAATGAAAAAGGTCCTACAGGACCTTTTTCCATGTCTTATGGTATTGAATTAACAATATACTTAATGATTTAATATCTATTTCAATAAATAATTATATGAACTTTATTGAGGAGAAATAAATGGCAGTTGCAAGTTTGACAAAAATGTCAGTCCCATTGAGCAGTGATCAGAGTGCTAGTGCTCAAGGTCTCTTGATGCCGAAGTTAAAATATCGATTCAGAGTAACTTTTATTGGTTTTGGTGTAACACAACCAAGTACTGAATTAACAAAACAGATTATGGATGTTACCCGTCCACAGGTTACGTTTGAAAACATTGTTTTAGATGTTTATAACAGTAAAATTAATATTGCTGGAAAACATACCTGGAATCCAATAACCATTCAGGTTAAGGATGAAGTAACAAATAATGTTGCTCGTTTAGTTGGTGAACAATTACAGAAACAATTTGATTTTGCAGAACAGGCTAGTGCCGCAAGTGGTATTGATTATAAATTTCAGTCTCATATTGAAATTCTTGATGGTGGTAACGGTGCAGATACCGTAAATACCTTAGAAACATGGGAATTGTATGGATGTTATGTTACTGAAGCTAATTATAATGAATTAAATTATGGAAGCAATGAACCAGCAACAATTTCATTAACAGTGCAATTTGATAATGCTCTACAGACTCCAGTAGGAACTGGAATTGGTACTGCGGTAACTCGTACGGTAGGAACTGGATCAACAGGTTAATAATTTATGGCTTTTGGAGATACTTTTTGGGGGGCCGGCACAATAGATCCGAATGTCGGTCTCCGGGATTATCAACATGCTGCTAGAGTATTCGTTGACAATTATTATCAACTAGTCCCAAAGCATAAGCATTTATATTCAGTCTTGGTTCGACCTAATCCAAGTGTAATGAAGAATATAAATGAATTAAAACAAAATAGTTCTAACAATGGATTTGGAAATAATATATTAGGTCAAATACAGGGCGTATTGAACACCATCACTGATGTTATGAATACACCAAATAGATTATTGAATAATTTATTTGGGGACCCTTCTGAAGGTATACGAGTTAGACAGCTTGGTACATTAGCAAAGCATGTTGATCTTCCGAAATTTACTTTGATTTCTGATGAAAAAAATCAATACAATAAAAAGGTTCCAGTGTTCACTGGAATTAAATATGATCCTGTAACAATAGTATTTCATGATGATAGTAATAATACCGTAATTAATTTATGGAATAACTACTATAAGTATTTTTATGGTGATCCGAATGTGCCGAGAAAAACTGGATACGCACCAGATGTAATTAAAGATGTGCGAAATTATAATAATTGGGGATTTCAAACACGAACTCTTAAAGATTTCTTTTTAGCAATTGATTTTTACAATTTTAGTAAGGGTATGTTTACCATGCATAGTATTATGAATCCTTGGATTATGTCTATGCAAAGTGGTGAAATGGAAGCAGCCAGTGCTGATCCTAGAGATATTAGTATTACATTTGGCTACAGTGGAGTTCTCTATGCTACTGGTTATATTCAAAAGGGAACTCCACCTGGATTTGCTGATTTAATTTATGATAAAACGCCAAGCCCATTGACTAATAAAGTACCCAACAATAATAATATTTTCAATGCTAATACAGGTGGATTGTTTACAGGTCCACAATTTAATCAACAAATTACCAATCCATTAGGTGGCGCCGCATCTTCGTTGCCTATAATAGGAGCAGGAATTGCAGCAGTAGGTATTGGAAGCGCATTTTTCAGTGGTGGATCTGGTTCTGGATCTGGTGGTGGAAATTCACCGTCTAGTCCACCTTCTTCACCAGCAAGTGAATAACAAATAAATATTATATGTCTTCGACAACCGTAAATTATCCAGTAACAAATTTACCACCTACTAATCCAAACATAACTCTGAGTTTTTATAATGGATTTTATAATCAAACATTTAGTTTTGATACAAATGAATTTGGTATGGTCTATGGGTTATTTAAATCATTACGTTTAGATGATGTGAGTACATATACTCTAACATTCAGTATATTGGCAGAAGCTAAGGTCGCTGGAATAAACAGTTTTCAATTGGCAAAAAGTTTATATACTCCCAATGGACTGCAATTGAATTATCAAACAGCACAGTTATTAAACAGATCTAGAACAAAAAATAGTTATATTGGTTTTAGAATTTCTACGACCACAAATACATTGGTAGAACATATGTTGGTTGAATAATGAAATGGGCTCAGGGTTTTTATAAAATTAAAAACCAACACAAATATATTGGAAATAACAAACCTAGGTTTAGAAGTAGTTGGGAAGGTCATTTTATGAAATTTCTTGATGAAAATAATAGTGTGATTAAATGGGCAAGTGAACCACTACGAATTCCATATATAAATCCGACTACAAATAAAAAGACAACTTATGTTCCTGATTTTTTAATTATATATAAAAATAAAAATCAGGAACAGATCTGTGAATTGATTGAAATAAAACCAAGTTCACAAACTACTCTAGAGAATGCAGGCAGAAGTAATATTAATAAAATGCATGCCATAATAAATGAAGCAAAATGGAAAGCTGCTCAAAGTTGGTGCAAACAAAATAATATCACATTTAGAATATTGACTGAACATGATCTTTTTAAAAATACTAAGAAATAAGTAAATTATGACTCGACATTTAGAAGAAGTATTTGATCTAGATCCAATGGAATCTAATTCAATATCAAAATCGACTGAAAAAACTATGTTAGATATAATGTCTATGACAGATATGCCAGACGAAGTTCGAGATAAAATAGATGCTGCATTAAGACAAATCAACGGATTAACTGATGATAGCGATATTAATGAATTAATTGAAACTGCGAAACAAAGTTATCATGATTTAATGGAACTAGGAAATAATCTAGAAGCTAGATTTAGTGGTAAAATATTTGAAGTGGCGACACAAATGTTGAGAAATGCTATTGATCTACAAATCCATAAGAATGATAAAAAATTAAGAATCATTGATCTACAGATTAAAAAGAAGAGAATTGATATTCAAGAACAATTAATTAATACAGTTGATACTTCTATTCCTGGACAGGCACGGATATTAGATCGTAATGCTTTATTAAAGGCTAATAAGGAATCAAGATTTACTAAATAAGATATAGGATTGAAAATATATGAAAAATTTCACAAAATACTTGATGGAAAGCGAGAAAGAATATAAATTCAGACTCAAATTAGCCATAGAACCTACATCAGACATGATATCATTGCTTGAAAAAAGTATGGTAAAATTTGGATTGAAATCACTCACCGAACCAAAGAAAACTATTATTCAAGCAAAGCCTATGGATTTTACTAATTTAACAAATACTGAATTATGGATTATGGATGGAGTTTGCAGTTATCCAGTAACACATCAAATATTAGAACAATTTGTAAGTGATTCGTTACGAATTCCAATGAATGAAGTAAGAGTAATTGGTCCAGATCATCCAGGTGAATTAGATCAAGATAATTTAGTTAGAAATCGTGAAGATTTAGAATCTTCAAAAAAATTAACTCCTGAAGAAAAAATGGCCAAGAGCCGATTGATGGATAGTGAATATAAAGATGCACCAAAAATAACCACAATTGATTATTATGGAGATGAATATAATAAAAAATTAGTTGCTAAGGTTAAAGAAGGAATTAAGAATCGAAATATGAATAAGTATGCTGCTGGTGACATTAAACCAGAAATGCCAATTAAAGAATTAGATAAAGGTGGAACAGCAAGTCCAATTGGCAGCATACAAAATAAATTACCAGATCCAAGAAATCCTAAAGGATTGAAGGTTAGATAAGGAATAATTATGGAAGACAAAAAAACATATTCATTGTCAATTAGTAAAACTAATTCTGATGGATCTACCAGTAATATCAATCTCAATACTCCATATTCAGATGAAGTCATGGCATTATTGCGTTTAAGTGGTGTCCCTAATCAAGGACCAGAAATTGATTCTATGGCATCAAATAAATTGGATACTGGAACAGAAGTGGTCGCAGTTGCTGAACCAGAAATAAAACATGAAGTAGAATTTGGTGAAGATTATGCAAATGAACCAGATGAAATGACAGCCTCACAACAAACAAATTCAGAATTTGCTCTTAAAAGAAATTTACAGAGATTAAATTCTAGAGGAAAAGATGGTGGTGATAATCGCTTAGGTGAAAGTGCAGAGAAATCTAAAATTGCATTGATGACTACAGAAAAATTGCAAAAGGTTTGGAACAAATATAAAGACGATACAGATTTAGGAGAAGCTTTTGCTTCTTATCTTCGAAATGTTAGAAAAGAATTGTCAAAACGTAAAAAATCAAACATCAAGGAAAGTATTGATACAAACAAATTAGAAACAAAATATAATAATTATAAAAATGATTATATTGAAATATTCGAAATGGATCAATTCAATGAAGTGATGCGAAAGCCAGTTCATACAGATGAAGATATAGCAGAATTTAATAATGATATCATTAAAACTTTGAAAATGTATTTCAAAGGTAAGGCTTGGTTTAAAGGTGGTTCATATAGCTATTTGATGGACGTTAGAAAGCCAAATATAATGATGGCTTCAGATAGTGGTATAATTAAAATTAAGAGTTTTGCTCAAGGAATTAGGGATTACGCCGATAGTGGCATTTATGGTGATATGTTTGATGACCACGAATATTTCTTAGATCCAGCAGACCTAAAGGAATATTTTAGACCATTTCATGCGGTACGAGGTCAAGAAGATCACGAACTTGCAAATATGCGAGGCGACTAAGACATGAAAAAGGCAGCTTTAAGCTGCCTTTCCCATTCCTGCCTTAAGATAATCTAGCCATCTGGGATCTTTAATTGTAACATTATTTAGATCCAAATTACTGACCATACTAAAATAATCAGGTTTATATGGCATTCGAATTGGTTTAATGATTTTACTTCCCTTGTCCCAATTACAGGTATTGCAACTGGTCACAAGATTAGTCCATTCGTTTTTGCCACCCTTGCTACGTGGTAGCACATGATCAATACTTAGATCCTTGTCATCAAACACATCAGAACAATATTGGCATTGCCAGTTATCTCTGATGTAAATGTTCTTCCTAGTAAGTTTGATTCCATGTTTAATGGTGAAGAATTCTTTTGTGACAGCCACACTTGGAACTGGCAAGGTCATACTAGGACTATGAACATTCCAATTTTCATGTGAATGGATTACATTGATTCGATCCAAAAACATCAATTTGATTGCGGTCTTCCAATTGAGTACACTCAGAGGGAATACGCTTAAAGGACGAAAGTCCTTGTTCAGGAGAAGTGTGTCACTCATATATTATATTTAACATATCTATCTGTAAAGTCAAGAATTTATACTAATCTTATTAATTTAATAATATAAGTATATTACATACATGTCAACTTATAACAAAAATACGTTTATTAAAACCATATCAACACAAGTACGATATACAGAACAAGAAGAAGAGGAATTAATGAAATGTGCTGATCCAGTAGATGGACCAGTATATTTTATGAAGAATTTCGTATATATTCAACATCCTGTAAAGGGTAGATTATTATTGGAACCATACCAATATCAATTGGATTTGGTTCATACCTATCATAATTACAGATTTAGCATAAACCTACTTGGAAGGCAATTAGGAAAAACGACCTGTGCTGCCGCATATTTGTTATGGTATGCTATGTTCATTCCGGATAGTACGATCTTGATCGCTGCCCACAAATATAGTGGTTCTCAAGAAATTATGAATCGAGTGCGATTTGCATATGAAAACGTGCCAAATCATATTCGAGATGCAGCATTAGATTATAATAAAGGAAGTATTACATTCATAAATGGAAGTAGAATAATAAGTACGACCACAACAGAAACAACTGGACGAGGTCTTGCTATTAGTTTACTCTATTGTGATGAATTTTCCTATGTCAGACCAAGTATCGCTGCTGAATTTTGGACCAGTATCAGTCCAACTCTTAGTACAGGTGGAAAAGCTATTATTACATCAACTCCTAATAGTGATGAAGATACATTTGCTGTAATTTGGAAAGAAGCAAATAGAACATATGATGAATATGGAAATAAAAAAGAATTGGGAGTTAATGGATTTAGAGCATTTAAATGTGATTGGAAATCACATCCTGACAGAGATGAAGCATGGGCTAATGAAGAAAGAAGTAGAATTGGTGATGAAAAATTTAGACGAGAACATGCTTTAGAATTTATTCAAGATGATGAACTCTTGATTAATCCAATAAAATTAGCAAACATGCAAGGAAAAGAACCTATACAAAAACAAGGACAGGTTCGATGGTTTAAATTACCTTCTTCTGGAAATACATACCTAACTAGTTTGGATCCTAGTTTAGGCACAGGTGGAGATTCCGCTGCGATTCAAGTATTTGAATTGCCATCATTAGAACAAGTGGCAGAATGGCAACATAATAGAACGGTTATTACAAATCAAATCAAGATACTCAAAGAAATAAATTTGTTTATTCGTGATTGTGCGGGTGATGATGCACCAATATATTGGAGTATTGAAAATAATACAATAGGTGAAGCAGCATTAATCGTTATTGAAGAAATGGGTGAAGAGAATATACCAGGCACATTTTTAACTGAACCAGCCAAAATGGGAAATACTCGAAGACATAGAAAAGGATTTACGACCACGCAAAAATCTAAAATTTCAGCCTGTAGTAAAATTAAAACATTAATTGAATCTGATAGAATTAAAATTAATAGCAAAGCTCTGATAAGTGAATTTAAAACATTTATTGCAATAGGTGGATCATATAAAGCAAAGATTGGTGAACATGATGATTTGGTTCTTGCCACCTTGTTGAATATTAGAATGGGACAATATATCAGTAGTTATGATGAACGCATTTATAATCAATTTTCAGAGAAATTTGAAATAGAAAAACAGGTTCCATTACCTTTCTATGTACTCAGATAGAATATTTAAATAGACTAAATATAAGATGCAAGCTGATACTGGAATCATAAAAGATATCTATGAAGTAGTTAATTCCATAGATCCTACTAGTGTGACTATGACTGATGAAAATGGGCAGCCAACAACAGACCGAGAAACTGCAAAAGTAATTAGTTTTCCATATTTTTCATATGGTAAAATGTCAATAAGTATCCTGAATCCTAATAATCTACTTGTATTGGTAACTCCGAATATGGAAGATAATATGGATGATAGATCTCGAGGGATCTATAAAAAATTTATAATGCGATTGAAACGTGTTGCTGATATGAGACCAGATGTGAGATTTACGATTAATAGGGTTACTGGAGATGATTTCACTAAGGCGATTGATGACAGCAAACAAGATAATTTGGAATTATCAAAAGAAAAGGAACTTGCGATGAATGGAATTAGTGAGGCATTGAACCCTATGTTTGGTTCATCTCGAAGTAGCTACCAAAAGTTGGATAATATTAAACTTATTGTAAAACATATGAAACCAATTGATGAAAATATCAAGGGAAGTAGAACTAGAGCAATAAAATCAATTTATCTTGAAAATGGTCAAGGTGAAAGATTTAGATTACCAGTTAATAATCTATGGGCTGGCCGTGCAATGGCGCGGCATATGGTTAATAGTGGTACGATGCACGATGTTGTTGGCCAAAGAATTTTAGAATGGGCTGGTAGGATATCTAAATTACAGAAATTCCAAAGATATGCTAAGAATAATGGATTGGTAAATGAAAGCACGGCAACAATTTTAGATGTGGTTTCTAAAAATATCATTGATGCTAAGAATATTTTGCAACAATTGAGCAACTCAAAGACATATGGACAGATGTCTGCTAGTATGCAATCAACTCCAGAATTACAACTTAATGATGATAGGATACAAATGTTAAAGAATACATTTACGGTTAAGTCGTTTGACGAAAGTTTGTCAGATACATTGCCATTGATTGGTGCCTTACTGCAGGAAAAAGAACGTGATCAAGAAGGAGGTGTATTTGGTAATATGGTTGCCGTTATGAATTACCTAAAACAAGTTATGGTTTCTAAAAAACTTGATCCTAAATTGGTAGTATCTATGTCAACTGACATTGGAACTCCAGAAGGAGCAAGTAAACTTGCTCGTAAAGCAAGTGATGTGGCATCTGAATTTTCCGGTAAAAATGAAGAAATATCTAATTTTATGAGTCGTATGAGTGATATGTTAGATGATCATCATAATAGAATGGCATTTGCAAAAGAAAAGGCAAGTCCTGAATATAAAAGAGCATTAGCATTGGTTCAGGCATTTGTAAATGCTGATACCTTAGGCGCATTCAAGGGAGATATAGAAGAAAATAATTCACCTACAAAATATATGGAAAGCTTTAAGGATTGGGCTCGATTAATTACCGAGGGAGTTAATGTTAGTCCAACTAGTATGGATCAAAAAAAGAAATTCAATGAATTGATGCAAACGAAGATTAATCTTGGTGAAGATGGCATTAATGCTATTGGTAGTTTAATTGGTTTAATAGAAGATGAAAAACTATCATTCATGTTGAGTGATCTAGCGGAGCGAAATGCAGAAGACGATGCAAGGCCGGTAATTATTGAATGGTTGAAAACTCACAATTTAATTAGAATACTTGAAAATACTACTCGCAAAGCATTAAGAAAAGACGGAATTAGAATTACAGAAGGATTTACAGGAGCAGCATTAGGAGCAGTTGCAGGCGGAGCATTAACAAAAACTCCAGCTGGTGCAATGACTGGAGCAAAAATTGGAAGCATGGCTCAAAATGAACTTGAAAAAATAATGCCTGGAAAAGAACAGACTCAAGAAGAAAATGAAGATGATGGACAAAATTCTAAATATGATAGAACACATGGTGGACCATTTGATAGAGGTGGTGCAGATGCATGGTATGGTCGTAGAGAAAACCCACATAAAATCATAGATGGAAGACGAGTTAGTTTAACTGATAAATCTGAAATAGAAGCATATAAAGCAGGACATGATGAAACTTACAAGCTTGTAGGTCATAAGGGCGATAAAGATTATAGGGAAAATAAAGAACATGTTAACGAGGCAAGAAAATCAGCAGCGTCAACAAAAAAAGAAACTGAGGAAACAAAGAGAAGATTATCAAAAGAAAAGAAAAATGATAAAACAGGAAAGAAGATTGACAAACGAAAAGAAAAAGAAGTTCAAACAGTAGATGAAGCTATCAAGAAAAATTCTACTAAATTTAAAGGTATTCCTCGTGGTAAGGAAATGACAGCTCATGGTCGTATCGTGAATAAACCTAGCAAAGAAAAGGCCTTAGAAAATACTGATAAGAAAGCATCACTGGAACGAAAGATTAAGAAGCTTGAATCTGATCAAGGTTGGTATGGCGGAGCCAGTGGTACTGATATGTATGATCGTTATTGGAAACAAGATCTAGCCAAACTTAAAAAAGAATTGAAGTCTTTATCTAAAGTTACTGAATCTAAACAAATTAATGAAGGAAGACCAGATCTTACTATCTTAGGTGAAATTTATAATGTAATTAGAGAAGCTATTCCTAGTATGCCAAAGGTTGCATCTGAACACATGAATCAGGCAATGCAAGCAATGTTACAGGCAATTAATGTGGTTAAAGCATCTTCGGGTCCAACGGAAAAAGCAACAATGTCTGAGGGCATGTCTGATTCTGAAATATTGAATGATGTGTATAACAAGATTAGGGAAACAATTCCAAGTTTACCAAGACATATATCTCAATATTTAATGAAGGCACTACAGGAAATTCACAAAGCATTAGAACTAGCAGGTTCAACAACTTCTAATCAACAAATTGAACCAAATGCAATTCATGAAGGAATGTCTGATTCGGATATATTAACAGATGTTTATAATAAAATTAGGGAAACAATTCCAAGTTTGCCTAAGAATTTATCAATACATCTAACTAATGCATTGAAACAGGTACAATTAGCGATGTCCGCTTCAAGTAAAGGAATGTCTGAATCTCGAAAAAAGCAAAAAAAAAATCTAAGTGAAGCACCTGTTGGTGTAGGTAAAAACTTAGGTACTTGGGCTAGGGGAAAAGCATGGAATGCTCTTGGTCCAATGGCTCGTGGAAAACAGGCACAGATTGCTGGAGAAAAAGAAACAAATCAACACGCAAATAAAATTTATGTTGATTTTATGAAAGCTCTGGGAAAGGCCAATATAAAAATTGATAGTCCAGAAGCAATCACTGCTCTAAGAAATTGGGGATCTAGAATGGGATATCCAGTTGATAAAATGACAAATGATTTTAATTCAGCGTTGAATATGATGAATTCTATGTCACCTGGTGTTGGAGACACATCTATGCCTAGTCAACAACAGGCGTCAGCTCAACCACAACTTGCACCTACAATGCCTCCTCAACGTGGTCAACCACAACCACCTACTGCGACCACACAACAGACATCTAATGTTCCAAGAACAACAGGTCCTGCAATTAGACCAATGACTATGAATCAGAAACCATTGAGACCAGTTGTTCGTCGAGTTGCACCTAGTGCAATGAAAGAAGATAAGAAAACTGTAAATCAATTGATTTACAAAATGGCCGTATTGATGGGTCGAGATGGATATGGTGGAAACAATGCAACAGGATATTCATCATCAGATTCGATGCCATCAATGTCTTCAATGGGTACTTCCTCAATGGGTGGACCAAGTTTATCAGACATTAATAATATGAGTCTTGAGGATTTGTCTAAGGTATTGACCAATAAGATGGATGCAACTAAAAACTTCGTAGACAAAACAAGATTGATGGCTGCTGCCAAAGCTTTACAGACTGGAGTAAAACCATAATCAATCTTACAGATTTTAATATTATAATATAGACGACATAAATAGAAATGCATTATAGTAACTTGTAATGCATTTTTTATTAGATACATTATGGCAAGCATTATGGCAAAATTTATAGGAGAAACATTATGGCAACATTATTAGAAATTAGAGCAAAGCTTAAGGCAGAATCTGAAAAAGGAAAAAGTGGAACAGGTGCTTCCACAGATACCAGTGTATATGCACATTGGAATATTCCAGATAACAGCACCGCAACCGTTAGATTTTTGGCAGACAAAGATACCACAAATTCATTTTTCTGGGTTGAAAGAAATATGATTAAATTACCTTTTCGTGGTATTAAGGGTCAAGACGACAGTAAGTCTATTACTGTTCAAGTTCCTTGTATGGAGATGTGGAGAGAAACTTGTCCTATCTTAGCTGAAGTACGAAATTGGTTCAAGGATAAGAGTCTTGAAGATATGGGAAGAAAGTATTGGAAAAAGCGTAGTTATATTTTTCAAGGCTTTATAGTAGATAGTCCTATGAAAGAAGAAGTTATTCCCGAAAATCCAATTCGTAGGTTGGTTATTAATCCTCAGATTTTCAATGTTATTAAGGGAGCATTGATGGATCCTGAGATGGAAGAACTTCCAACTGATATTAAACGTGGATTGGATTTTAGAATTATCAAAGGTTCTAAAGGACAATATGCTGATTATGGTACAAGCACCTGGGCACGTCGAGAACGTCCTCTTAATGATCAAGAATTAGAAGCTATTGAAAAATTTGGACTCTTTAATCTTAAGGATTTTCTTCCAAAGAAACCAACAACTGATGAATTAAAGCTTATTAAAGAAATGTTTGAATCAAGTGTAAATGGTGATAATTTTGATTCAGATAAATTTGGGATGTTTTATAAATCATATGATCGAAAGACTAATTCTACTGCAGAAACTGATGATGCAGATTTAATTACAACAAACGTAACTTCAAATGTTGTTAAACCAGAAGTTCGTATTGTGGAAAATAAAAATTCTGCAGAACAGACGACTCCCATATCTCAGGTTATCGAAACAAAGAAACCTGGCGGCGCACGAGCTGAAGATATATTAAAGATGATTCGAGATCGTCAACCAAAATCTTAAAAATGAATAATAGTGAATTGATGTCATCAATTCACTATTACTACTAATTTATATTAATAAGGAAGAATGATCATGACCAAAGCGTTCGACATTTCAAAATTTAGAAAAAGTTTGACTAAAGCAGTGCCTAATATGGCATTAGGATTTAATGATCCAACCGATTGGATCAGTACAGGAAATTATGTATTAAATTATAGAATAAGTGGTGATTTTTTTAAGGGCGTTCCAATGGGAAAAGTTACCATGTTTGCGGGAGAAAGTGGTAGTGGAAAGAGTTTCATTTGTTCTGGAAATTTAGCTAGAGAAGCTCAACTTAAGGGATGGCTTCCTATAATCATTGATTCAGAAAATGCATTGGATGAAAATTGGCTACAGGCCTTAGGTGTTGATACCAATGAAGATAAACTCATCAAAGCTAGTGTAAGTATGATTGATGAGGTTGCAAAGTTGATTTCAGATTTTATGAAGGAATATAGAGCAACTCCCGAAGACAAGAGACCAAAGGTATTATTCATTGTTGATAGTTTAGGTATGTTATTGACACAAACAGATATTGATCAATTCGACCGTGGTGAACTTAAAGGTGATATGGGTCGAAAACCTAAGGCACTGACAGCATTAATACGAAATTGTGTTAACATGTTTGGCAATTTCAACGTAGGATTAGTTGCCACAAATCATACATATGCGAGCCAAGACATGTTTGATCCTGATGACAAGATCAGTGGCGGCCAGGGGTTCATTTATGCTAGTTCAATTGTAGTAGCAATGAGAAAATTGAAGCTTAAGGAAGATTCTGATGGAAATAAAGTTACTGATGTTCGAGGTATCAGAGCAGCATGTAAGGTTATGAAAACTAGATATAATAAACCATTTGAAAGTGTTCAGATTAAGATTCCTTGGGATGAAGGGATGAATCCATTTAGTGGAATGTGGGAAATGTTGGAATCTAAAAATGTTTTCATTCGTGAAGGAAATCGCTATAAGATTAAATTTAGTAATGGTGAAGAATTTATTGGATTCAAAAAGGCATATTCCGATGATATATTAATGAAGATCATGTTAGATTGGGAATTTATATCGGGCCAAATTTTAGAAATTATATCAGAAGTTAGTGAGGAAGAATAATGCATGTGATATTAGATGCAGATATTGCATTAGAATTATGGGATATTTTTGCTATTAGTATTCAACCTAAAGAAAAGAATCTAGTCGCTGATGCCTATATAGAATGGTTGCTGGGTAATAATATGAGTGATGAAGATCTAATGGAATTGGCTAGAAATGATTCAGTCTTAAGCGTATCAATAGCTAGAGCGTTAGAAGTTGATGATGAAGAGGAAGAAATTGAGGAATAATGGCAATTTGGTTTAATAAAGTCAAATCTAATTTATCTGAAATTCCAAATGCATTAGATTGGTATGAATCAGAATATTTACAAGCCAAACTAGAGGTTAGGATATCCGGCTCAGTTGAAAAATTGAGCCGTGATCTTCCTGGTATCGTAGAACAAAGATTTTCACAGCTTCAGGAAATTGAAGCCATTCTTGAACATTTAAACATTATAATGAATAAAAAGAAAATTGGAATATTTAGAAAATATTTAGAGGGATATAATCGGTTATTGACTAGTAGAGATGCTGAGAAATATGCAGATGGTGACGATGAAGTTGTCATATACCAAGAATTGATTAATGAAGTAGCATTAATGAGAAATAAATGGCAGGGTATTATTAAAACCCTTGATATTAAGGGTTTCCAAATTAACAATGTTATAAAACTAAAGATTGCCGGACAGGAAGATTTTAGGTTATGACCAATTTATTGATTGACCTAGATTGATCAATCATATAAACTCTAATAATGTATAAGAAACAAACAACCAAACGAAATACTAAGGAACGAGCATTAGAATTGGCCAAAAGAGCAGTGAGGCAATTATCTCGATTAGGTACTCAATTTAATGGAATTGCAGCAAATATTAATCGAAGAACTGGGCAACCACACCTTAATCTAAGATCTAAAGCTCGAAATCTAAAACATATATCAATTCGGAATTAATTATGGGCAATAAATCTAAGGTTAAAATTAAGGAATCAACTACTAAAAAAGTTGATCCAGCAATAGTGGCAAAAGAATTGGGCGCCGCTGAAGTATCTGAAATCAAAAAAATAAAAACCAAAAATGAACCTTCTAAAAAGAAAAAGGATAATATTCCAAAATTTGATCCTAAATTTTTCTATGCAGATGGGTGGCCAAGAATGCCAGAATTTCTTGTTAGACGTAAGAAGGCTACCTAATAGTGTTGTAATTGATGTTTAATTCCATTTTAACGATATTAAAGAATATTATCTATGGAAGAATATATTTAGAAAAGAAATTAGAAGATTTTCCCGAGTGGACTAATTCTAATATTGGATTTGATTTTATATCAACTGGATGGATACATCAAACGACTCGACCAAAGGTTGGTGATCGAGTGGCAATTTTAAATAGTTGTTCTATGGGAATGATTATTGTAAAGCAATCTAATCATATAATTGTTGATCCTTATGCAGATCAAATGCCTCCTAAGGATTATATTAAGCGAGTTAAGATTGATAATGGAAATCATTTATTTCTAGGTTATCTAAGAAAATACAAAAAGAACATGTGGGTTTATATAGAATGAATATTCAAGATTATTTACGTGCTAGAATGAAGGTTGAAAAACCAGAATATCTGTCATTAGAAGAATGGGATAATTGGGAAAATAAATTGAAAACATCTAGGCCATGGGCATATTTTGTCACAGAAGAAATTTGGGATAAAATTAATGATATCACATATCCAATTCGTAATGGTTATATGGATTGCAAAAACTATATTAGACATCGTTTATTTGACAGATATCATATGGTAGATACTGGTTTAAAACCTGGATATTATGATACTAGTGATAGGATACTACATTCATGTTTTAGCTTGTTGAAAGATTATGTTGAAATTGAATTGTCATGGAAGACAATGGTATTTGATGAATCAGCTAAGAAGAAATATTCCCTCCCATTCTTTAGCAATGGATTATTTAGAATTAAAAATTATAGAAATCGAGATGCTGGATTAGATCATCTTCGATGGGAAAAGGGACTCACGAATGATGAAAGCATGGGCTATAAACCATCTGATTCTATATATGGAACCCTAACTGATCAAGCAATTAGAGCAAAAGAAATCGAAGAATTATATCTATGGTGGACACAGATACGACCATTGCGTCAAGATTCAATGGATGAATCAGGGTGGTCTGCATATTGTGAAAAAATGAAACATTTAAAGAAGGATGGTTTCTGGATAAACAGTATGCAACTTACAGATGAAGAACAACAAGAACAAAAAAATATTCTACAAAAGGTGAATGATCTTGATAATCAACATATGAAGGAAGATGAAGAAATGTTGATTAGATTAGTCAAAATTAGAGAAGGATTGTGGACATAATGAGTTGGTTTGGTATACCTAGAGCTACAAATACTTTATCCATTGAAGAAGTATCATTTGGGTCATCAATAAAACCTTCTAATAGATTTCCAGGAGATTTAATATCTGATTTACCAAATCTAAGAAAACATGGAATATTCTTTTGTGGTGGTGGAGCTTTATCTTTGTATTTAGATAAAAGTTATGATTCTATCAATGATTTTGATTTTTGGGTTGAATCCGAAGAAGCCTTAAAATATTTTAAATTTAGATTAGAAAACAAATATGGCATGCATATGATAATTCAAACTGACAATGCATTGACATTTCAATCTGGATCAGGTAAAATACAGATAATTATTCGAGAATTTTTAAAATCCTATGATGAAATTTTTAATACATTTGATTTCGGTGTATGTAAGGTTGGATATGATGGATCTACATTTTATTTTGGACCAAATACTCATCAACAGATCATTGAAAAGAAATTGGTACTAGAAGGCAAGACAAATTCAGATTTCGTTAAGAGATGGTTTAAATATTCTCTTAAGGGTTATAAAATGGACAATATGGTGGTTGCCGAAATCATTAAAAAAGAACCATCAATAAACTTAGATCATACTGAAGACGAAGGATATTAAATATGAACAATATTGATTGTAAAGAGCGATCAATGAGTTTGATGGTTGATTATCCAATTCCTGTTGAAAATAGCACATATGTTTATTATCTTGGTGAATTAGTTGATTTTAATCTTGGGATATATTGTTGGTTACATAGCGAAGGCCGATATATCATACGTCGAGACATGGTTGAAGCTAAATATAATGAAGAAGGAGTTTCACGCAAATTGAAATCATTCTTAAATAAAAAGAAATCATTAGGTTTTGTATCATCAAAATCAGATTCTGAAATTATTAATTTATTGGTAAATGTGTTGAGTCATTGATGCAAGAAATTACAGCAGATTTAAGTAAAATACCAGATCCATTTCATATCAAGGAACATGGTGATAGGATTGAGAGTGGAGCCTTAATAATCAATAATGATTGGCCAGGAATATTTTTCCGAGGTGATGATGCCTTATATTTTGGAATGATGTTATCACAACTTTTAGAAAAATATAAAGGGCAAGAAAAAGAAATGACCAATATTGATTATCTTACTATTCATGCTCTACGTGGATATGTACAAACTTTGATGAGCTGTCGTGTATAATTGTACTACCTGTGGATTAAATTGTTTATTACATCGAAATTGGTCATCTAATGATGATGGAATGTTAACAGCTCATGTGGCAAATGAACCAACTTATTATTTTGTTAAAGATGAAATATTATATCCATTTTGCAGTGCTAATTGTAGTACCAAATATTATGTTGAATTTATTCAACATAATAATAATTTAAAATTAATATTAGGAAAATATATTACTATGGTAAAGACCGTAGTATGTTGATTCATAAAGATCTAGATATCATGCCAATGCATGGTATACGAACTTTTCTAAAATCAGGAAATATTGAACAAAGGAATTCTATCCAGGTATTGGGAATTCCATATGATGCAGCGACAACATTTAGATCAGGAGCAAGGCAAGGTCCGGCAGCCATTCGTGAAGCAAGCCTTATGCTTACTGATGGATGTCACCCGACATTCCATAATATGGTTGATTATAATCATATTTGGGATTCGGGTGACCTCGCTATTAATAACGCATTCGAGGTATCAGAATGTCATGATAAAATTCAATCATATATTCAAACAATTTTAGTGCCTAATAAAAATATTCCATTAATTTTTGGTGGTGATCATAGCATTACTCGAGGAATTCTTAGAGGAATTGGATATTCATTGTGGAATGAATATGAATTTCCTATCAGTGTAGTTCATTTTGATGCGCATTGTGATACTTGGTTTAAGCATGGTTCAGGATATTATGGACATGGAACTTGGATGTACAATGCGATACAAGAAGGTTTCGTTGATGCATCTAAGAGTGTACAAATTGGAATACGCAGTCCAGCAGATTTAAAATCAGGTGATTATTTTTCAAACGAAGGTGGAACCGTGATCACACCTATTGATTTTATAAAAAGAAATATTGATTCTATTGTTGATCAAATTAGAAATGTGGTCGGGAATAAAAAATGTTATCTAACCTTTGATATTGATTGCCTAGATCCAGCATATGCTCCAGGCACTGGCACACCAGAAATAGGTGGATTGACAACATTGCAGGCAAAGTATTTAATTGAAAATTTATTCTTAGATTGGATAGGGGCAGATTTTGTTGAAGTAGCTCCATCATATGATGTCAATAATATTACATCATTGGCAGCAGCAACATTAGCATGGTCATGGGTCTGTCAGATGCAGAGTTCATTTAAATTGATTAAGAATAAAAATAAATAATGAATGCGATTTTATGAGATATTTGAATCAACTGAGCCATTACAAATTGCTAGATTTACAAAAATAGGTTGGTGGTTAGATTCTGATCCTGTGATATTTTATCATGGAACACATGAGCGAAATATTGATAGTGTTTTAAAAAATGGATTATCTGCTCCTTTAGAAGGCTATACTGCTGGTTGGGTTTCATTGGCATTAGAACCAAATACAGCACATGGATATGCAAGTATGAGTGGAGCAGGTGGAGAAACACAATTTCGATTAAAAACTTTTAGAAGTGTTGGTGCAAAAGTATTACATGTACCCAATCATGAACGTGTTACTTTTGTAATTAAAATTCCACAGAGTGATTTTTTACATAAAATGGCTCCAATGAGAGGAGCAATGACTGAAATTGCAAAAAGGCTTAGTGATAAAGAAGAATATCAAAAATTAGTGATAGATGGTGGAATGTCAGATGTTGAATATTATGCTAGAACAGAAATTCGGTATCCAAAAATAATTCCACCTAATTTCATTGTTGGCTATGGATATGTGAGGAAATGAAAAATGAAAGCTGATATTATGCTTCTGGAAAGAGTATTAAATCTCATTGATCCAGATGCAAAACAAGAATATGTAGATCAAATATGGGATATGCTATCTAAATCATATTCATATGTTGGTGGATATAAGGGTGCGAAAGATAAAAAAGAATTAATCTATGATTCTGGAATTTGGAAAATAATTAAGCGTGGTGATCATATTACTGCATTCCGCATTTATAAAGATTCATTTGGTAGAAAAGGAATAGCAAGTGGTACAAATCAGACAAAACAGGGAACTAGGGATTTCCACTTATTATCAAAACAAGACTTATCTATGAAAACAACATGGTCTGAAGTTAGTGATAAAATGGAAGATCATTTTATTAAATTAGGTGCTAAACCAGTATCCAATACTTATGTTAAGTTATTATTGCCTGGGAAAAAAATTGAATTGGATGATGATGGATATCATTATTATCGTGAAATAATGGGAACAAAAAAACGAAAAATGATAGTAGGATTTCCTAAAATATACGATTAGAAAGAAATTGATTCTTTCATCAAAAGAACTTATAAATAGATCTAAGAAGCCTAGAAAGGGATTTTATGTAATGAACACAACTGACGACAATTCCCCATATTGGGGATATCATCTATCAATTGATGCAGGCGGCGCAGATATTAAAAAGATTAGTGATCCTGATTTAATTTATGCCTTTATCAAAGATTTGGTAACTCGTATCGATATGGTACCATATGGAGAACCTCAAATCGTTCGATTTGGAAGTGGTAATAAACTAGGCATTACTGCTATGCAATTGATAGAAACGTCAAATATATGTGTTCATTTTGTTGAATATGATCCCAAGAATACTGGATTAGGTTCTTATTATTTTGATTGTTTTAGTTGCAAACCATATGATGTCAATGAAGTAGTAAATTGTTGCAGAGAATATTTTGGAAATGCTGCAGAACGAATTCACTATTTTGTTCGACAGGCTGATTAAATTTGTGAATTTAAATTTAAACCACTTTTATTAATGATCAATCCTGCAAGTGATGAACTTTGCAGGATTTCATTGTGGCTAAAATTCATTGTAATTTTTTCACAGTTGATTTTATGTTGACTAGCAACGGTCACCACACCGTCATTATTATTTCTAAGTAATGGACTAAAATCTTTGTGAGTTATTACTTGTGTCCAATTTTTGATATTTTTGATATTGGAAATGTGAGAAATAACTTTACTTGTTGGTTTTATATCTTGGAATAATGCATAAAATGGGAAAATGAAGCCAAGTAGATAAGCAGATTTTATACCACCAAATGGTGTTGAAATACTCATTCCACCTAAACATCTGCCTTGCATTTTATTGGCTAGATAATATGCATATATGCCACCAAGACTATGACCAATTAGATATACTCTATTTAAATTTTCAGTAGATTTAATCATATTCTGAAAATTTTGTTCAAATCTTACTGAACTTGAATATTCTAAGATATATTCATTGGTTGCTTTTATTTTACTTCTTAAATAATTCCAACTGTTTCCAGTTGCATTAGCTCCATGAATATAAACCAATGTTACCATATAGATATTTAATCTCGGTAACGAAGATAATTCTCCATGTAGTTTTTGATATTGGTAGCTCCAACCGGATTAGCACTGTGTACATTGAAATCAAAATTATCTGGCATTTTCATAATACCATTTAGGTCAAGATCCACCAAATATTTGGCAAAATCATATCCTGTTTTTTCTGCGTGATCACCTAAATCATGATCAAAGCTTACATATGATGGAAATCCATGGGTCTGTACATATTGCACTGCTTCATTGAAGCTTCTGACAATTATAAATCCATTATTTTTTGGATTCCTAAGATCATCGAGGTACATCTTATACATTGTGTTATAGTAACATATTTTATTATAAAAACAATACTTTTAATGGTTGACAATTGAATGAATTCTGTTAGCATTTGAATATGAGAATTTACTCGGGTAAGTTGAGAAATCGGGTAGGTATTACAATCGAAAATTGGTTGTACACCCCTGGTACAATCATCCGAAGGCGGGCTCTACCTGAGAATGTGTCAAGAGAAATCACTCGATTATGGGGTATTCAAATTGGTCGATATTTTTTGGGTATTCAACGCATAGAACGGAAATCTGATTTAGAGAGCCGTATAGGGTATCCATATGGACCACTCCCTGATATGCTTACTATTATTAAGGACACTGAATGACCCTAGATTTGGGACAGGCACGTAAAAATCATCCAGGTATACGTTTTAGGCAAGCTAATCGTAATGGTAGAATCTATATAACCATTAGTCGTAAGCATGGAACTTATGATAGTTACATGAATATGACATCGGTATTATGTAGTGAATTCAAGGAGATACGTATTACCAGTGGGAGTGCATCAGAAATGACTGGAGTGCTTCCGACCATGTTTGAAATCATTGACAAATCTAAGTAATAAAATTACTCAAAATAGGTTGATAACGCATTAATATTACTCTATTATTTGCTTGTGTTTTTCCTAAGATTTGTTATTATAATTAAGTAAGCAGTTAACAACTAATTGTTGAGGTTAAATGAGCTACGTTACAATCACTAAAGGGACGTTCCGAGGCATTGATGTGTCGGGAATGACCTTTGAATTGGTCAAGGATTTTCAAGTTGGTACGAAGGGCGGTTTTGTGACCGTTAAGTCCAATGATGATCTTCCTGGTGAATACGAAAACAAGAACATTCGAGTGAAGGTCGCGAAGAAGGAATACATTATTCCTGCTACTGTCAACATGCTCGATTCGCTGCATACGACCGTGGTATCAACTACTGAAGTCCCTGATGTGAAACCGAAGGTCGAGGAAACCGATGAACAGATCATCGAACGAGTCCGTGAGCGCTTCGAGATTCTGGATGTAATGACCCAGGGTGCCGTGAATGGTTCGGTTCGATCGATGATCGTCTCGGGTCCTCCGGGCATCGGCAAGAGCTTTGGCGTCGAACAGGTGCTCCAGCGTTCGGGCATGTTCGATGTTATTGCACAGACCAAGGTCAAGTATGAGATTGTCAAGGGCAGCATGAGTGCTCTGGGTCTCTATGCTAAGCTGTTCGAATATAGTGAACCTGGTTGTGTCCTGGCTTTCGACGATTGTGATAGCATCCTGTTCGACGAGATTGCGCTGAACATTTTGAAGGCTGCACTCGATACCAGCGCCAAGAGGTTCATCAGCTGGAATAGTGACAGTCGACTGCTCCGTCAGGAGGGCGTACCTAACCGCTTCGAGTTCAAGGGCTCTGCAATTTTCATCACGAATGTGAATTTTGATCACGTTCGCAGCAAGAAGATTCGAGGCCATCTCGAGGCTCTCGAATCGCGGAGTCATTATATCGATCTGACGATTCATAGCACTCGAGAGAAGATGCTTCGAATTCGACAGATTGTACAGGATGGTATGCTCGATTCGTACGAATTCACTGATCCTACCGCGGTCGATCAAATTGTGGATTTCATGTTCGCTAATCTTGGTCGGCTCCGTGAATTGTCTTTGCGTACGGTTCAGAAGATTGCTGATGTGTACAAGACTGAGCCGGATCGTTGGAAGCGTATTGCTGAAATCACTGTGATGAAGTAAGGAGAAATAAAAATGAGTTTCGTTCTTATGAACTTTGCTACCAATCTTGTTATGACTTTTGGTGTTAGTGGGGTTGTTATGATGACCCTGGTGACACTGGACAGGGTCACTCGATTATTCTAATGAATAATACTTTCAACCTTCAGAATAAACTTCAGCTTTTCAAAAAGGGTAAAGCATACAAGACCCTTATGAAGAAACACAAGCCCAATGAAATGGGCTTGTGGATTGTTTGGAGTGAAGATCAAACGGTTGAAAATCATATTGCAGCAAATCATAAATTTTTAGGAGTATTTGAAGGCAAACTTCAACACATTATTGAAGTTGCTGTCACAATGGATAATTTTTGGTTTTGGGGTGATGGTGGATTTATTGAAAAAACTTGCATTACTCCCATTACTGCACAAACTGCCCTAATCAGAAAGACTCGGCAGAAAAAAATTAAAGAACTTGAAATCCAATTGAAAGAATTGAAAGAAGAAGATTCAGAATTATGTTGAAGAGAACTCTAATGGTTCCTGGTGCTAAGATCAAGATGCGACAAATGTTGTTCTTGGATAAGCGACAGGAACCATATATCACTGGTGGCACCAATAGTGCAGGAGAAATGATTACCAATACTAGTGGTAAGTTAATTGGTTGGCAAACTTCTTCAGTTGCTAATCCTGGTGATATTATGGAAGTGGTATCAAAGGTAAAGATTCGTCGTGAATGTGGAAAACAATTCCAACTGAAAGATCCACGTGGGAATATTGGTTGGTTTTTTTGGGCATTTGTATATACAAATGCAGATATGATTTAATTAATGAAAATTAAATCTGGACTAGAACTACATAGGTTTATTCAAACTGAATATGAAAAATATCAGAATAAACCATCATATGTATCTTTTAGATATTACCTTGGTTTTGCAATAGATCGTGAACCAATTCCTTTTAGATTCCTTAAAGGTGGTGATCTAATGATATTCAATAGTATTGCGGATGAATTCGTTAGAGTATATGGTCCATTTAAAACTAAAAAGGAAGCAATTGATTATGTCATCACATAGAAATCTATCAAACGATGATATTGTGATGTGTGGATATTTGCGGGATTCATTTAAGGCATCCCAAGGTAGAGATCTACATCTTACAGATATGGAAATAACGGAAGCCATAATGATTCATGGCGCCTATTATCCAGATCAAGCTATTGAATTGTTTCTTAAAATTGAAGGAGAGAAGGAATGAGTAAGAATTTTTATTTGATTGCAGATGGCACAGGAAAATTTAATTATAGTAATAAGGGATTTGTTGCTACTCCGCACTACATTAGTCTGGTTACAGCCAAATATCGAGCCAAGGATTTGGTAGATGGTGCATCTAGATGGTTTAGGCGAGATCAATATTATATTGATAAGGTGAATTCACTTCGAGGAATTACCATAAATGCTTATTATCTTAATTCTGAAAATGAAATGCGATTGCTTCCGTCTGCTCCAAATATGGATCTAATGACCTTTCTACAGACTCATAAAATGGAGCGAGAGAAGAAGATCCTTGAAACATTGTTCAATGCGGTACCAATGACGACAACTTCTGAATCAGCTGGTCAAACAAAAAACAATACCGTTATTCCACGTCATATTGCCATTGTATCACCATAACTTAGGAAAAAATATTATGAAAATTAATCGACAAGATGCCGGAGATATCGCTAATTTGGCTCTACAAGTCAAATTGGTTCCAGCTGCAAAATCTTACAAGGAAACACACACGAATAAATTTGCTGATTTGCTTCTAATGAGAGTTCCTGAGGATATTCGTGCTATGCTTGATACTCCTTCTGGGAATTATCTGAGTCAACAATCTATGGTTTATGTTGTTGCGGAAGATGGAAGAACGGGAACAATTGATCTTGGATTCAGAATGATTCCAATTGCTCAAAGTCGATCGTATGGTGGAGAACGAGTTCCAGTAACAAATGAAGAATTTGAATCAATGATGAAATATGGTGAAGAATTACGTGCCAAGAATGAAGAAATTCGAGTTATTCAACATCAGATTATCAGTCGAATTGTCAACAGAAGTCCGACAAAGGTTAAGGAATCATGGCCAGAACTCGCGTCTTTGGTAGATCAGGTAATGAATGGTAAAATGGGTGCTCTTCCAGCTCCTTTGTATAATAAATTAAACAATGATTTGGGATTACCACCAGACTTGAATAGTGTTTCTGAATAATAACTTTTCTTCAATCTGTAACTTGACCAAGATTGCAGAACTGTTATACTAATACTATGATTTTAGATCATCTATCCAAACAGAATGTAATTCATCCGCCACAGTGGCTGCCTAATAATACCGTTATGATGGTAATTATGGGCAGCCAAGCCTATGGTGTGAATAACGATGATAGTGACAGAGACGTATATGGTATTTGTATTCCTCCTAAGGAATTGGTATTCCCACACCTAGCTGGTGAAATTGCAGGATTTGGTCGTCAGATTCAAAAATTTGACGTATGGTCTGAACATCATATTATTGATACGAGTTCAAATGTAGAATATGATTTTTCTATTTACGGAATTGTAAAATATTTCCAACTTTGCATGGATAACAATCCAAATATGTTGGATAGTTTATTTGTGCCTAGAAATTGTGTGATTCACAGCACTCAAATTGCAGAACGAATTAGAGAACAGCGAAAAATTTTCCTACATAAGGGATGTTGGCATAAATTTAAGGGTTATGCTTATGCTCAACTTCATAAGATTAAAAATAAGAGTAATGCAACTAATCCAAAAAGAGATGCTAGTATCAAACAATTTGGTTATGATCTAAAATTTGCATATCATATCGTTCGTTTACTGAACGAAGTTGAACAAATTCTTACAGAACATGATCTGGATATTCAACGCAATAGAGAACAATTGAAAAGCATTCGCCGTGGTGAATGGACATTTGAAATGTTGGATAATTATTTCCAATCTAAAGAAAAAATTCTTGAAGAATTGTATGCAAAGAGCACATTACAACATGGTCCAGTAGAATCAGATATTAAAAATCTGTTGATGGAATGTTTAGAATCTCATTATGGTAATCTATCAACGGCAATTGTTAGAGTTCCACAATTGGATCAATTAATTCGAGAACTTAGTGAATTAGTTGAAAGTTATAAATGATATTTTATAACTTTCAACTACCTAGGATACATTGATGAATTTATTTTTATTGTTTTGTATTTGCTGGTATATTTTAGGCATGATTGGATCAATTATGCAAATGATGAAATACCAGTTGTATGGTATTTTAGATTTTATGAATCTACCATTGTTGTCATTTTTTGGACCATTATGGTTGATGGAACAATTCTTACATGGATACAATCTTAATATGAGAGATTATGTCATTAATAATCTTCATGATGGAAAGTTAAAAGAATTTTTAATTAGGTTGGAGCAGGAAAATAAAAATGGATATTGATTGGATTATTTTTATTATATGGTATGTCTGTGGAATAGGATTTTATCTATTTGATTTACGATATGATATGGACGTCACATATCGACATTGTGTTTATTCAATTTTGATTGGAGTTTTTGGTCCATTATCCCTAGTATTGTTTTTAATTAGATTCATGCCAACGAGTATCAATCACATTTTGTTTACCAAGAGAGAAAAATAAAATAAATGTGGCCTATTGACAATTTTTCGTGGTATTACCAAATTTTAATATTTTGGCTTCTGATATGGTCACCAACAGGAATAACGACCATAATTATAGCCATGAGAAAAGAACGTGATATCTTAGTTAAAGATTTATTGTTTTCTATATTATTTGGATGTATTGGTGGATTGATTTGGGTGCCCATTGCATTTATAATTTGGTTGGATGAAATAGATTTCTTGAAAAAGGTAGTTATTAAAAGATGCACCAAAAAGGAAGTTTGGAATATTTTAAATAATAAATGATATCAAATATAGGATTGACAGGTAATTAAATTCAGTTATACTGATACTATGAACAGTAACACATATCAATATGGTGATCAATATCGAGCCCAAAAGGCACGAATTGATTTTAAACAACAATTGATTAGTCTAAATATGGATATGTCCTTAGTCTCAAAAGAATATCCTGCAGAAATGGTTTGGGCCGCCAGTTGGGCCGCCTTTCGTTTAAATGGCTTTCGATATATTAAGGCATATGAACAAACTAAGCCTGATCAAATTATGAATAAGGTTCGAATGCTTCGCCTTCTGGATGGTACCGAGGAAATTACTTCTGACGATATTGAAATTGGGCGACGAATGCGAGAACATAATACTCGTTATACGATGATTGCTCTAACCAGAGATCTGAATAATTTTGAATGTATGGTTGCTGAGGCAGTGCAATTGAATACAATAAAGGGAAGGCCACAGCCTCATTTTTCTGTAATTGCTAGTCTTGCAATGAATTATAATCGAGCCCTTAAAGATAAGGAAGCGAAAAATAATGTCTTAAGGATGATTGATGGTACTCATCTTTCTTTTGAGATTGGTAGTACAATTGAATTGGATAATGTTCTAATCATTCGTAGTAGGATGAATATCAAACACTACAAATATTTCAATATTGCCAATTACCATAATAATATGATTAGTTGGTGGGGATCACAGCAATTGGTTGAAAATTGCATGATGAATATTTCTGGAAATGTCAGAGAATATACCAATTGGGAAAGTGAACATGGTCCTATAAAGATGACGAAACTCAATTATGTCAGAATTATTGCCCATAGACCAAATACATGATTTAGAACCAGTATTTCTGGGATATAATAGGGATATGTTAGAGCAATCTAATTATCCCTATATCTATCTTGGTTGGTTTGGAATTCACAACTGGCCACATATTCATGATTGGTGTATATCTATATTTGGAAAAAACAGATATACATGGGCCGGTGATAAATTTTGGTTTATCACCGATGATCATCTTTTGTTATTTGCAAATGTCTGGATGTTAGATTCATTAGAAAATGATATAGAACCATGGTAATACGTGTTAAACGTCTTGAGGAATTATTACAAATGATTGAATTTGGTTGGCCAGCAGTGATGGTAACCACTCAATCAGGTAGAGATCATTATATAAAATGGTGTGAAGATCACATCACTCATAAATTCGGAATCATTGGTAATAAATTTTTCTTTGAAAAGGAGGATGATCTAATGCATTTTATATTACGATGGTCAAACAATTTAATGGTACCATCTAATAATGGCACATAATTTTGATGAATATGATGAAAAGAACTTAAATTTGAAGAAAATGATCAAGGATAATTGGTCACTAGCCGTTTTAATATCACCAATATCCTATGATTTGACCCGAGAAATTAATGGTTGGTGTAAAAATACTGTTGGAACATATCCCATTGGTGTGAGATCGACCTACACATTTAGTGATGCAGGAGAATGGTATTTTAATAGCTTCATGGTTGAACATGAACATAGATGTGTGGTATTTTTTAAAAATCAAGAAATGATGACATTATTTGCAATAGCATATGGGCATTTAATTGATTGGATAAAAAATTACGAAGGATAAATGGAAACATTTTATATAAAAATTTCAGATGATACAATATTGATGTTATTTGATCGATTACCAATGACAATTCGATATCTTGCTATGACGATATGGAAGGAAACATCATCTGAAGTATCATATATAAAACGTCGCACCGGATCGATATTAGATCCTGTTGATATGAATGAATTTGTCTGGATCAAACTTAGAAGTATTCCTTTGTGATTATTGACATTTGGACTACTATGTATTAAATATAAGGTAGATGAAATGTAAAATCATAATTAAAGATGAAGTTAACTGTAAGATTGAAGGTTTAGAAATTCAATGTCGAAGAAAATTACAAAAGAAATTTGAAGTAATTATTCCACATGCTAGATTTTTGCCTAGTGTTCGATTGGGTCGCTGGAATGGAAAAACAAGTTACTTTGATTTAGGTGGTAGAACCTATGTAAATCTATTAGAAGAAATTGTTCCAATTATTGTTGATGATGGATATGACATAGAATTGGAAGATCATAGGTTTAATAGAAATTTTGTATTCGCTGAAATTACTGAAAATAGCCTTGGTAATATATTATGGCCTAAAGATCACGTGTTTTCAGGACAACCAATAATTTTACGTGATTATCAAGTTGAGATTATCAATAAATTCTTAACAACTCCACATTGTTTACAGGAAATAGCAACTGGATCAGGAAAAACTATCATCACTGCGACATTAAGTAAGAGTTGTGAACAGTATGGACGAACTATTGTAATTGTACCCAATAAAGATCTGGTTCGACAGACATTTCAAGATTATACGAATATTGGATTAGATGTAGGTGTATATTTTGGTGATACAAAGCAATTAGATAAGAAACATACTATTTGTACCTGGCAAAGTTTAAACAATCTATTCAAATTAGATAAATCAGAAAATCAAATAAATTCAGATATTTTATTAAAAGATCAAATATGCATTATAGTTGATGAGGTTCATTCTGCTAAGGCAGATGTTTTAAAATCTATGTTGTCAGGACCATTTGCCAATATCCCATTAAGATGGGGATTAACTGGCACAATTCCAAAGGAACCATATGATTTTATTATTATAAGAACAACATTGGGAAAGGTAGTTCATAGAATAGGCGCATCAGTATTGCAGGATAAAGGAGTTCTGGCTAATTGTCATGTGCAAATAATGCAACTTGAAGATGATGTTGAATTTAGGAACTATCAAGAAGAATTGAAATATCTTATGACTAACAATGAACGATTAGAAAAGATCGCATCATTAATTAAAAATGCAAATATAGATGGTAATACATTAGTTTTAGTTGATCGACTCGAAGCTGGAAAAACTCTATCATCTATGATTCAAGGAAGTATTTTTCTTAGTGGAATAAGCAAGAGTGATCTCAGACAAGAACATTATAATGAAGTAGCATCGGTTGACAATAAGGTTATCATATGTACGTATGGCATAGCCGCAGTTGGAATTAATATTCCTAGAATTTTTAATTTGGTATTGGTTGAACCAGGAAAGAGTTTTGTCAGGGTGATTCAGAGTATAGGTAGAGGATTAAGAAAAGCAGCGGATAAAGATTTCGTTCAGATTTTTGATATCACAAGCACCTGTAAATATGCTAAACGACATCTAACCAAGCGAAAGGTTTTTTATAAAGAAGCCTCATACAATTTTACTATTACAAAGGTCCCATTATGAGAATATTACGTGAAGATAATTCAGTTTTTGAATTAAATAAATTACCAGAACGAATTGATGATTTAAGATTTTGTGTATTAGATAATAGTGATCCAGATAATCCAGATTATTTTTTTATGCCATTGGTGTTCATAGAAAGTTTTAATGAACCTGCGGTAGTTTTAAAAATAGGAAAAAATGTCATTAAGATGCCAAGGGATTGGTGTATATTGATTGGAGATCCCGAAGTAGGTGATTTAGAAGTAATTCCAATAACAAGTTTAAATGAACGTGGATTTAGTGGGTTTGTTTTTAATCCATTCAGTGGATTTAAACCACATTTTTCTGAAGTTGAAATATTGGATGTATATCCAGATATTAAATGGTATTTTCCAAAATTGAAATTGGGTCAATTGTTGGCCGTTCCACTGGATGATAAGCCAGAAAGTGTATGTGCGTTTTTTGTTAGAGAAATTAGTCGATTAAGTGAAGTGATTAAAATAGAAAAAGTTTGGTAATTTTGTTAATATTATGCATTATGACTAATGCATTGATACTAACATTTCCATATATTTTGTCACGATGTCCAAAATTTTGGCAACGGTTTGTAATTGACACTGAAGAATTATGGATGTCATCTAATACAGAATTAGATAAACATATAAGTATAACAGAATATAGCAGGATTCGTTTAAGGGACGAATTTAATGCAATCATATGTCTCGATGAGAATTTAATATATAAAACCGTTACGTTTGATTCAACAGAATCAATGTCTTATTTTATATTACGATGGTCTTAATGGAATATATTATCTATTTAGAAAGAGAACTTTCTAAGTGTCCAATTTATTGGCAAAATTTTGAAAAAGATCAAGAAAAATCAATTAATGATATTGATAGTTCTAAGGAATATTTTTTGGCTATTACCACTAGATTAAAAATCGAATTTAACGCATTTGTAAAATTGTCTGACATAAATTCTGATGCGCCACATCAAGTTATATTTGATAATCATGCAGATTATACACATTTTATTTTGAAATGGTCATAATGTTGATGGAGGTCGATCCTATTAAATTATTATCTGATAAAAATTCTTATCCAGGTGAACATAATTTATTGATTTCATGGTTGGAAGAAAATGTTGGTCAGCGATTACATGAATTCTGTAATCCATATGAAGGATTAGGATGGGCATGTTGGATAACATATGATCCTAAAACTTTTGAGGTGAATTACTGTGAAATTGAATTTACAGATAAAATTGAAGAGCATATAATAAGCATGTTTATACTTAGGTGGAAATAATGTCTGAATGGCAATGGTATTTAAATTGGTTGCATCTATCACAGAACATCATAGGGCACTCAAGATTACCACAAAATGGATTAGAAGAGATGCAAAAGCGATATCCTGGTGAATATATAGTGGAAGAATATTATGATGTAAATCATCAACGATTCAGATTTAGATTAAAATTTAATAGCCCAGAAGAAGAAAGTTTATGGTTATTAAAATTTTCACCACCAAATAATCCTGGAGAATAAATGGCAAAGGTATATAAATTAGATTTATTTAAAGCTCTTAATTATTTGGCAATGCATAAGATAAATCAATATGATGAATTGTCTGATGATGAAAAAAAGGGATTTGCACCTAGTGTTTTGATGAGATGGATGAGTGCTAGTCAAGGAGATGATGATCATAAGAAATATTATCTTATGAAAATTAACCAGGTCGTGAATACGAATCTGTGGTCATTGAGTACAAAACATCCAGGATTAACTTGGAGATTATTGGCAAGCTGTGGCCTTGGAGAGCGACATAGATTTGAATATATCAAACGTGATTCAAAAAAAGATCAACATTTAAATTATCTAATGAAGATATATCCAGATGCTAAGATAGATGATTTGAAAGCTCAGATAAGAATATTTGGAAAAGAATATGTGTTAAATCTTGCCATTGAACGTGGTGAAGAAAAGGATATGGTTAAAAAACTACAAGATGTATAAATGTGATCATTGTCATAAGGAATTTACAAATGAAAGAACGACAATTAAACATGTATGTGAACCAAAAAGACGATTTCTTCAACGTGGTGATAGATATGTTATGATTGCTTTTTGTGCATTTAAATTATTTTACAATTCTATGAAAATGGAACGAACTATAGATGAATTTGACAAAAGTAGTTATTATACTGCATTTACTAAATTTGGTAGGTATTGTCTAAATTCTAGAAATATTGACCCAGAAGCATATTCTTTGTGGTTGATTAAAAATGAAGTAAAATTATCAGATTGGATACGAGATGATGTTTATGCATTATGGATCAAAGATTACATTAGGTCCGAAAATATAGATCTCGCAGTTAAAAGAAGTCTTGAACATATGCAATTATGGGCTGATAATAATCAAAGATTTTTGTCAGAATATTTCCAAGAAATATCCTTAAATCTTTTTGTGAATGACATTTTTAATGGACGGATTAGTCCTTGGTTGATTTTAAATTCCAATTCTGGTCTATCAACTCTAGGTCGACTTAATGACGAACAATTAATTTATATCAATAATATAATTGATCCACAATATTGGTCCATGAAATTTAAACGCTTGCCAGATGATGTTGAATATGTTAAGAATGTAATCACTATGGCTCAATTATAATGAATAAATTACCTGACATTGACATAGACTTAATAAATCGTGACCTAGCATTAGTTCATTTAGAACATAAGAATGCAAGTATGATTCAACATGGTATACGAGTAAAACATAATACTGGAATTTATGTTCAAGATATACCAACAGATCATATGAATCTATCTAGCATAGATTATGAAACTGCAGAAAAATTAGGATATTTTAAGTTAGATTTGTTGAATAACACAACCTATCAAGGAATTGATTCCATAGAATTACGAGATAAACTAATACACAAAGAACCAAATTGGGATCTGTTGCAAATCAAAGAAATTGTTAAAAGTCTACCACATATAGCAGATCATTATGCTCTGGTAAAAAAACTTAATCCACGTTCAATTGAACAATTGGCCGCAGTATTGTCAATCATTAGACCAGCAAAAAGATACTTGCTAAACAAACCTTGGAATCAAATATTAGATGATGTATGGGTTAAACCTATGGACAATAGTTATTATTGGAAAAAGAGTCATGCAATTGCATATGCAATGTTAGTTGTTATGAAATTAAATTTCATGGAATATCAGGCATCAAACAATAAATAATTAATGCGATCATATGAATTATTTGAAGGCGGAAGTTGGCCTGGTTCTAAGAAATCCATTGTTCAATCTATGAATTTAAAAAATTTTTACGGCGCCCTTAAAAATCCCAAATCTATTGAATCAAAAATTGTTAAAAATGGATCAATATCTGGTAGACAAATTTATCGAGGTTTTTCGGGTTTAAATAAAATTGGTGTATATTACATTGATCCATCTACTGCACCAGTGAGAAAAAGTGCAAATACAGACAATTACTATACATGGTGGATAGATCATGTGAGTAAAAAATGGAAAGATTATCCTAAGAGAAGTCAAAGTTTTATCTGTGGATCTAATCCAGATATTGCAGGTGGATATGGAGAAGTTTTTCAATTAATTCCGATCAAATCAACTGCAATAGGAATATGTCCAGATGATGATTTTTGGAGTAGTTTTAAGGAATATTGTCCAGATGGTCTTAATCGTAATCTTAATGAAATTTTAGAAGCATTAGGATTGAATTTAGACTTAACATCTAAAGAAAAATTTATTCAAACTTTAAAATCTATGAATACAATGTTATTGGATAAAAAGAATATAATACGGTTGAATAATAATTTATATCATCATTCAGATTTTTATCTAATTCTAAAAAAGAATCAATTTGATATTTTTAAGGCAATGGATTATATCTATGATCCAATTAAATTTAAATTTCGTACAATGAAATGGCCAAATATAAAATTACCAAAATATAATGAAATTTGGTTTTCTTTTCCATGTTATGCTATTCACAAAGATATTATGGATAAATTACGATTTGGAAATGACAATGAGAGCTAATGAAATTTTTAAGGAAAGTTGGCCAGGTGATGAACATACTCATGATCTTGATCTAAATACATTTTATAAAGAACTACAAAATACAAATTCTCCTTTATTTGATCTAATTAAATTAGGAATACATCCATCAAAGAGAATCTGGAGAGGATTTGGTAATGAAAGACAACCACGAATTTATCATTTAAATATATCAGATGCACGAGAAAGAACCAGTGCAAATACAGATAATTATTACACTTGGTGGATTGATGGAATAAGCAAAAAATGGAATGAATATCCAAAAAGAAGTAAAAGCTTTATTTGTACCAATAATTTAGATACCGCTGCTGATTATGGAGCACCTTATCTTATGATACCACAGATAAAGACAACCATAGGAATTTGTCCTAAATATGATTTTTGGGATAGTTTTGGAAGATTTGAACCAAATCATATCAATTCGGAATTAAACAGATTATTTGAAGAATCATTTCAAATGGTAATGTGGAGTAAAATAAAATCACTTCAAGATTTTGTGCATACATTACAATTATTAAATGGTTCATTGCGAGATCCGACATTTAGAAAAAAAATTACCATCCAAAATGATTTTGTGGAATTGTTGGCCCTTAAGGGTTATGATATTTTTAAAACATTGGATGCAATTTTTGATCCCAATAGAGTTGGGTTTTCGGTACAAGAATGGCCAAATATTAATATTAATTATGGTAAGGAAATATGGTTTTCTGCTCCATGTTATGCTATTCATTATGGAATGGTTGAACAATTGGAAGCTATGGATTTTCCAAAAGGTAAATTAATATGAGATATAATGAATTTATAAATGAAAGCTGGCCAGGTGATGAATTTGCTAAAAATAAGAAACTTGATAATTTTATAAAAATTTTAAAAGATGAAACACATCCACATAATAAATTTATAAAAGCAGCGTTGTTTGATGAGAAGAAACAGATGTTTAGAGGATTCAATATGACTGAATTTTCTAATAGTCCATTAATTTATTTGAATCCTACTAAAGCATCAATCAGAACCAGTGCTAATACTCACAATTATTATACGTGGTGGATTGATGATATAGATCCTCGATGGAAAAATTATCCAAAACGAAGTAAGAGTTTTATTTGTTCAACAAATGAACACATATCTGCTGGATATGGCAAGAATTTTTTAATGATTCCAACAAAAGAAACAACAGTGGGAATATGTTCTGCAGATGATATGTGGAATAGTTTCCATCATAGGCCAACTCGAATTAATAATCTTTTAACGAATTTGTTTTCGATGTGTGAATGTGATAATCCAACTGATTCCAATTCATTTTTAAATTCACTAAAACAGATCAATTTAAAATTTGAAGATATTGAATTTCGTGATAAGATAAGAACTTATAGGAATTACGGACACAAATATAATTACAATGAATTTTCTGCATTCAATTTTGATGCAATAAAAATGATGGAACAAACTTATGATCCAATATCCAATAAATTTACCACAATTAGTTGGCCAACTGAATCAATACCAGGAGGTAACCATGAAATATGGTTTTCTGCACCTTGTTATGGTTTGACGATGGATATGGTCATCAAATTAAAGGATGAATTTAAGAAAGTTTCTTAACCAATTGAATTGATCGTCTTTTACTTCGTTTGTTATTGAGTTCTGTTAAGCTCACACATGGGCCACTAATAATACTAAATTCTTTACTAATAAATGTTTTTAAAATTACCCTAAAAATAGCAAAGTCTTGTTTTAAGAATATATTAATGGGTATTTGTCTATTTGATTCCCACCACCATGTATCGCCTAATTCTAGGAATTTCTTCTTCATTTCAATAGATTTTATCAGATTAAAATCATAAAAACTGGTAACATGATTATCTCTGTTTTGAACTATTCCAATGTATTCATTTTCACTAACTTTAGCAATTGTTATAAAGGGAAATTTTTCAATTAATTCTTTAAAATCATTCATATCAAATTTAATACATCCAAACCATGTTCAATTTACTTATACAATTTGACATGGTTATATAAATATTTTGATGCAGCCACTTATACATTACCATTATCCCAATAAGTTGAATTTGGTATTGACTCTAAGTGAATTACCAGGTACAGGATATGCAATGATCTATAGTAGATTAATGAAAATTAACAAAGGTGTAACGAATCAATACAGGTTTACGATTCAAAATCAGGATCAAAAACCAGTAAATTTATTAGGTAAAACATTACAATTTGATATGATTGATAGAGAAACTGGTAATTTAATATTAACCAGATTTATTACTGATGGATCTGCCACAGGTCAATGCACACTAACATTATTGGACAGTGATAGTATGAATTTAGATATCAAATATTATAGTTATAACATTTCATTCCTAGATGAAACATTGAGTAAATTACCTCTTTATACTGGATTTAATTATGAAACCAGTGCATATGTTGAAATCATAGATGGCAATTTTGGTGGATTTGTTTCTAGTCAAATAATTACAACATTTGAACCATTTGTTGGATCAACAAGTTATGTTGATGGATATACTAGTGTATATACAAGTGGAAGTTTAGATGCTCATCCTACTAGTAATGGAAATATTGCATTACATACAATTGCAATTTATGGAACAGATTATACTGGAGGATTTCAAGTTGTTGGAAGCTTAGCAAATGATGTTATGCCAACAGTGAATACATATTTTCCAATCACATTATATGGTCAAAATACACCAATAATTGAATTGGAAAATTTTACTGGTGTTCAATATTATAATTTTTATGGAATTTTTCGAAGATTGCAAATTCTATATATGCCAGATCAAGATTTAAATGATGGCACTGTTGATAAAGTCTTATATCGTTATTAGACATATCAATTCATTCCTGCTATCATAACATATGATTTCTATACTGGAACAAGTATTTCTGAGTCATATTAGATCCAAGATCAAAATGAATCAAAATGGATGGCGAAGTTTCAATGCCATATGTTGTCAACATAATGGAGAAACTTCAGATCGTCGCGGGCGCGGTGGATTATTGATCACAGAAAATAGTTTCACATATAAATGTTTTAATTGTCAATTTAAAACTGGATATAGGATTGGTGGGGCTTTTGGTTTTAAATTACGAAATCTATTTCAATGGGCAGGCGTTCCAGATAATACCATTCACAGTTTTGTGTTTGAAGCATTAAGATCAAAAGATGGAAAAATTAATGATCTTGAAAATATAGAATTTAAAATTAAGACTACCTTTCAACAGTATGATTTACCAGAACATTCATTCTCAATGAAAGAATGGGAAGAAGCAGGATGTGATTTTGTTGATTATAATACGGTTAAAAAATATCTACAAAATAGAGGCTATAATATATTAGATTCACGATTTTATTGGACACCCAATACATATATGTTAATGAATAGGAGTGTAATTATTCCTTATACATATAAAGGATCCATCGTTGGATTCACAAGCCGAACAATAGATGGAAGAACACCAAAATATTATAATCAAAATTCTAATAATTATGTATATGGATTTGATCATCAAGATTCATCTTGGGCTAGAACTATTATCACAGAAGGACCACTAGATGCAATTGCAATTGATGGATTAGCATTATTAGGATCTGAATTAACGAAACAACGTATAGAATTGATAAATCAATTACAAACAGAAAAAATACTAGTTCCAGATAAGGATTCGATGGGATATAAAATGATAGAAGATGCACTGGATGCAGGTTGGAAAATTAGTATTCCACCTTGGTCAGCCAAAGATGTCAGTATGGCGGTCAAGGATCTTGGGAAATTAGTCACATTAAAATTAATCATTGAATATGCAACAACGAGTAAAATTAAGATTCGGATGAATATGAATCATGGATAAATCTAAATCATATAGTTATGATATGCAGAAACTATTTCTTGAAATGTTTCTGGCTCATTCTGAATCATTTATTCGATGTCAGAATATTTTTAGTCATCTTTATTTTGATAAGAATCTTAGAGAAACAGCCAAGTTTATTGGTGATTATACTGATCAATACAAAACATTACCAGATATCAGACAAATTAAGGCTGCAACTCATATCGAATTGATACCTGCAGATGGATTACAAGAAGAACATTATAATTGGTTGGTTGATGAATTTGAATTATTCTGTAGGCATAAGGCTTTAGAAAAGGCAATTTTAGAAAGTGCAGATCTTCTTGAAAAAGGAGAATACGGAATTGTAGAGGAAAAAATTAAGGCGGCCACACAAATAGCTTTAACTCGAGATCTAGGAATTAATTATTTTGATGATCCTAGAAAAAGATTGTTATCTATCAAAGATAGCAATGGTCAGGTAAGTACAGGTTGGCAAAACCTAGATCATAAATTATATGGTGGATTCAATCGTGGTGAACTTAATATTTTTGCTGGTGGGTCAGGTGCAGGAAAAAGTTTATTTTTACAAAATTTGTCATTGTCATGGGCATTGGCTGGATTGAATGTAATTTATTTTACATTAGAATTAAGTAAAGAACTAACCTCGATGCGAATAGACAGTATGCTCACTGGAGTGAGTACGAGAGAAATTTTTAAAAATATTGATGATATTGAAATTAAAGTCACGATGGCTGGTAAGAAATCTGGCATATTACAAGTTAAGGAGATGCCAGCACAAAGTACAACAAATGACTTACGAGCATATCTAAAAGAATTTCAAATACAACGAGGAGTGAAGCCTGATGCTATATTAGTTGATTATTTGGATTTAATGTTACCTAATAATAAACGAGTTAGCCCTAGTGATCTTTTTATTAAGGACAAATACGTTAGTGAAGAATTAAGAAATTTGGCAAAAGAACACAAATATCTATTGGTCACAGCGAGTCAATTAAATCGCGCAAGTATCGAAGAAGTTGAATTTGATCACAGTCATATCGCAGGTGGATTGAGTAAGATCCAAACAGCTGATAATGTGTTTGGTATATTCACTAGTAGAGGAATGAGAGAACGAGGACGATATCAAATACAATTCTTAAAGACTCGTAGTAGTAGTGGTGTTGGAAGTAAGGTAGACCTTGATTTTAATATTGAAACATTAAGAATCACAGATGCATTGCAGACTGAACAAGGAACATCATTAGAAAGTAGAAATATATATGATGAATTGAAGACTAAATCTAAAATAGTGACATCGAACGGTAATGATGATCACTTAACATCATTCGTTCCTAAGGCAACACAAGTACAGGGTAATAAATTGAGAGATTATTTGAATTCAATGCGTAAGATACCAGACCAGAAACAATAAATATCCATACGATGTCAATACATAAGACCACACGTAGTCTTCTTGAAGAATTTGATGATGTATTCCGAATAAGTCAAAAGGAAGAAATTATTGAAAGTAGAGCCAGCCATGCTATTAAGAGTGCTATTAATGTTCTTGGTTTAATCAGAGAAAGTTTTGATCCAGATCTTGCAGATGAATTGGAACGTAGATTTATTCTAGCTATAAAAGGAAAAGATTATTCTAAATTTGAACGAGGGATTTCTAAGATCAAACAAGAAAAACATTTGGTTATTGTCGAAGGTAAAAATAAATGAAAGCCGAATTTATCAATAATATTAATGAGGGATTATTTTTTACTAAAAAGGCTAGTTTAGAAAAAATGGATGTTGAACAGGCCGCTAGATATTGTTTGTTGATCATATGTGCATTGAATATCTTAAAGCATGAAAAAGAAACTATGTATTTTGCACAATCTTATGCCCGCAAAACTTTAGCATATAATGATTTTAGAGGGTTTAGAAGTAGTTGCACCGATCTATATAATTTATTGGCCATATTAAGTGATCTAAGTGAAATAAATTTATCAAAGCTTAGAAAACATCCAAGTAATGACACATTGGCTGCTAGAATTCATTTGCCATTATTACAAATTAAAGCATATTTAAGACATGTAGCAACTGGTGAATTACATGAAGATCAGGATCGTGATTTTTTGTTTAAATTAGATAAAAGTTTATATAATACTAATTCTGACTATAGTGCTATGCGACGGTTAGCTAGTGACTGGCATAGATTATTTCCAACAGAAAGGAAATTAGCAGCAACTAGATTATTGATGGCTTTGCGTCATATGGGAACCAGTGATATCCTACATGAATTGGAAAAAGTTTCTAAACATCAAAATTATGAATTAAAAAATGTAGTAAATCCAGAAACTGGAAAGTTTCCACATAAATCTGGATCCACTCTAGCCAAAATTGCTAAAGGAGTTGCTATTGGTACTGCGGCGGCCATTGGTGGTATAGCACTAGGCCATGCTCTCGTAAGAGACAAAAATCATTAAAGACATAAATAATATTAAGCTCTTTAAGAGCAATTTATTAGGAGAATAAAATGGCAGATGCATTAGCAAAGGTAAATCGTAATTATTTTAATTATGCTTCCAATTGGCAGATTGAAGGTCGAGAATTAGTATTCGTTGAATGTGATTTTAACGTAGATATGAGTGCAGAAACAGGTGACAGTTATACAACAGCATTGGGTGGTTTAGAACTTGTTCGTCTTGCAATTATGCAATTCGGAGCAGTAATTATCGCTGAAGGTGATCTATACGATTCAGATACTCGTAAGAGCTTTCTTCTAAGTGGTCCTGCAGGATTAGTAAGTGCAGCATTTACGGATAATGCACGTACAGGAAGTTTAGAAAAGACTATAAATGACGCATATACCGCAGCAAATTCTTTGGGGAAGACCACAGCAAACTGGGGTAGCACCGCAGTAACGACATTTACAAAATTTGGATCAGTATCTTAATCTAACTGACCATATTAATATTGAAAAAGGACAATTTTACATTGTCCTTTTTTCATAAATATAGCATGAAACAATACAGAATAACGAGTAAAGATTTTATGAGTGGTCCAGAACCAGAATGTGTATTGTCATCAGATGATCCTGTATATGAATTTTATGTTTCAGCAGCATTAGGTGGATTAGGAGGATCACATAGGATATCAGAACTTAGATTACAGAATATTAAAATTGATTTAGCAAAGGATAATACTAATGAGAGCCAAAGAATTCATCATAGAGGTTAATCCAGCAACAGGCTTTGGCAATATGTTAGGTATGGCAGCAAAAGGATTGGGGACTGGAGCTAAAAATATTTTAAATATTGCAGGTAAAACTACTAAAACTCTTGGTTCTGGTGTCGGCAAGGGAGCCAGTAATATGGCGCAGATTATGACAAACAAAATTGGTAAAACTGTTCCAACTGGGCAATCAACAACATCATCAGCAATTCAATCTTCTGGATCCTCCACAGGAATTAAACCACCACCACAAACAACAGATAACCCTAATAAGAATCAACCAATGCCAACAAAAGTCGGAGATACTATTGAAGTTCCAAATATTGGTCCATCCAAGGTAATTAAATCTGACGGAACAAATATTACATTACAAATGGATCCGAATGATCCAAACACAACTATCACAACTACCAAGAAAAAACTAGGATTGAAATAGAATGAAATTTAGGAAAATTAATTCTGGAATTAGAATATATATAAATTTGGCAGAAGAAGCAATGATAGAAATATTGGAAGGTGCCAATAATCAAAAATTATATAAAAAAGACATTTCAGAAGAACAATCACATATTGCAAATCAATTAGTAATTAAGAGTGTCTTCAAACGAAAGAAAGATGATAATGGATTGTACTATACCCTACAACCTCAAGATAAACAAGATAGATAAATTTGTAAAACAAAATTTATTACAATTTAAAGCTAGAGGATTACCTATACGATTAGATCAAAATACAATTGCAGTTGGCAATACGATTATACGAAAATATGATAATATCATTTTAGTTAATGATCCTAAAAATGATATAAGAATTAAATTACATTTTATCTATACCGCAATGATATTATCAAAATATATACATCATGGATTACGACCAAATACTATGGTATGGAATAGAATTTTAGATTATGATAGGAAGTTAGAAAAATATAGCTATGAATCATTAATTTTTACCATAAAAAGAAATAAGTCAATAAACTATGACAGGCAACAATTTTATAATAACAGAATTGATCATTGTCAGCAGTCATTTTCCAGAAATTTAATAGAATTAAATCAATTAAATAAATGGGATGTTAGATAAATAGAATATATATTTTGAGGAATCATATGAAACTCGATGATCTTGGCAGCCGTTATAATAGTTCACGTATTAGTAAATTGTTAATTGATAATTTTGACATAAGGCTTAATTTAAATCAATTATCTACTGATCAGCTTAGGAATTTACGGGAAAATATTACCAAATCACATAAAAAAATGGAACTTACAATGCCATTTAATAGTGGTCATCGTAATTCTGAATATTTAGAACAACTAGCATTATTAGAAGCTATAGAATTAAGATTAAATGAAGTAGTAGTTAAAAAGGTTAGAAAAAATCCAATGAAATCTAATAAATCAATTCAAAATGAAAAAACAAAGACGATTTCTATGGAATCAGCATTAACTGGTAGACAGAGTTCAGCATTATTAAAATTGGTCGGTGCAGAAAATTTATCTAAGGCCAAACAAGCGATTAGATTAGCATCCGAAGGACATTCTGTTCCAAGTAATCTAATGCATGGGTTTAAACCATTAATAGAAATTTTATTGGATATCATGCAAGGAGGTTCTGGCTATGCACGTAGATTGCAGATGTTAGATAAACAAGCATCATCAGCTTCTGGCATCAATGAATCTATGTCATTATTTGAAGGTGAAATGGAAAAAGCACAGCTTGTTATGGCGGTCAAGGATATGGTTGATCGCGTTCAAGGAATGGTTGAAGACCTAAGTAAAATGAAGGTTGAGGATCTAGTTGCATTGTCAGATAAGATGAGAGATGAATTTGGCCAAGAATCATCTTCTAACTTTATAAACAATGCAGGTACGACATTGACTAATGCAATAGATACATTAACTAATGCTAGAACAGAATTAGATAATGCTGCTTTAGGATTAACTGGTCAAGTAACTCCAGAATTACCAGGTGCAACACCGGATGCAGAAAATACAGAACTACCCGTGGATCCAAGCAATGCAGAAGAAATGCCTGGGCCATCACCTGAATCTGATATGAATAATGGATCAGATATGGGAAGTAATTTAGGTCGAGAAAAAAGAGAAAGTCGAGAATTCAAGAAAAATAAAATTTTAGAAAGCAATAGATTCCTTGGGCGTCTATCAAGGTAATACATGAGAATTTTTGAATTTGATAATCAATTAGCGGCAGCAGTTAAATCTAATTTACTGTTTTTAAAAAGTTTGTCTGATGATCATAATATCATAAAGGTTGATGCTTTAATAAATTTATTGAAGAAACAACATATTTTATTCAGTTATGATGGATTGAAAGAATTGATTGATAATGATCATAGTTTGAAACATATAATCAAGGATTTTAATAAGGAAGAAATTACATTAGGTGATGAAGACGAAGACAAGGATGATCAAAATTCAATAACAGATCCTAATAATCCAGATAATGGATTACCAACGGATGAAAATAATCCAGAATCAGACGAAGAACAATCTGATGATTCAGATGCTGAACACGAAGAAGATAATATTGAAGACAGAGTTAGTGATATGGCAAAGAAATCTAATGGAAAAGATAGGGTTGCCAAAATGGCGGCAAATGCTACTAAGAGAAGAAGTTAATGGCAATATTTTTAACTGCAACGAATGCAAGATTATTATCTGAAAACCAATCGTTAATTACGGGTCAGATTGCAATTATTGAACTATCTATATTATCTGCAATTTCTAGTAATCAGTTTACATCTCAAATTAAACACAATACCACGGTATCAATTAATGGAACTACCATAACTGGTAGTCCAATGACAAATGATGATTCAACCGCCGCTTCCTTTTATAATGTATGGCAAGGTAATATAGTTGATGCTGTTAAGAAGTCACAAATGGATGAAGTAATTAGTTATTTCACAGGTCTAAATTATGAAATTTCAAGAATAACTAGTACTGGGACATCGAATACAATTTTCTATTGGTCTGTGAATTGGTAATATGCGACATTTTATTGATATTTTAAAAGAAGAAAATATTTCAAAGAAAATTTGGAAACAAGGAAATTCTAATAATTCTGCAGTCGTAACTATTGAAAAATCATATGTTATATCCGTTGATTTAGAATTAGTGAAACAAGAATTTGGTTCGATATCCAAGGATAATATTGAACAATTTGCAGATAATATTTTGGTATCCAATCCAGAATTAAAAGCAACTCAAAATTCATATCATATAACAATGCCGGCTAAAATTCCAGATACAAAAATTATAAAAAAGAAACCAAAAAGATTTAAATATTAAAGATTTATATGGCGTCTGATACGATCACTTGTTATAATTATATGAATGCATATTATAAACAATCAAATAAATTATGTTCCTTTAGCTCGCACAGATGGAAAAATTAGATATTATACATCGCCTTTAGGTGATAAATTGCCTTCGGTCACAACTATTCTTGATGCCACTTCAGATAAAGCATATCTGCAGGTTTGGAAAAATAGAATTGGAGAACAAAAGGCAATACAGATTTCAAAAGATGCTGCTGGTGTTGGAACCGCAATGCATAAAAGTTTGGAAAAATATCTAAAATTTGAAGATAGAAAGCCAACAGGGAATCTAGTTCATAGAATTGGATATGATATGGCTAATGTCATAATAGATAATTCATTGAAACTAAAATTCAATGAATTATGGGGCAATGAAGTAAATTTATATCATAGTAAACTTTATGCAGGAACTACAGATTGTGTTGGTATATACAATAATAAAGAATCGATTGTAGATTTTAAACAATCCAATAAAAATAAAAAAAGAGAATGGATCGAAGATTATTGTTATCAGGTTGTCGCCTATGCAGAGGCTCATAATGAAACACATCATACTAAAATTAATTCAGGTGTAATTTTAGTATGTACTAGAGCCCTAGATTTTCAAGAATTTGTTATTGAAGGATTAGAATATGACAAATATAAAACCTTATGGTATAAAAGATTAGAACAATATTATTTAAACCACCATTCTTGGGATGAAGACAATATAAATACTGAACAATGATCGTATCAATTAGTCGAATACAACACAGACAGGGACTTCAGGAAGAATTACCACAACTAGCACCAGGTGAACTTGGTTGGGCAATTGATTCCAGGCGTCTTTATATAGGTAATGGAACGGTTGATGCTGGAGCACCTCCGGCATATACAAGCCCAAATAATACTGAAATTTTAACTGAATGGAGTGTTGCTGATTTACTAGATAGCTTACCGTTGTATACCTATCAAGGAAATAGTACGATTACGTTGACTACTGGAACGGATGCGATGCATCCTGTTCACAGATCAATTCAACAAAGATTAGATGATTATGTCAGTGTTAAGGCTTTTGGTGCCTTAGGTGATGGCGTCACGGATGACAGTATCGCTATTAATAGAGCATTATTTCAATTGTATTGTCATGATAATACCGGAAATAATAATAAGGTATTATTTTTTCCAGCTGGAACATATTTAATAAATTCCACATATATTAAATTACCTAGAAATGCAAAGATAATCGGAGAAGGTTCTGATAGTTCAATCATCACTACTTCAAATATTTCCCTTCAATATCTAATAAGTTGTGCGGATAGTTTGCAACAAGTTGATGGTAATATGGGAACAAATGGTGCAACATTTCCTGCTAATAACTATGTGTCAGGATTTAAATTTCAGTCCATCAATAAATTATTAGACCTATTTCAAATTAGATCTGTATCTGGATTACAGGTTGATAATTGTAAATTTTATAATGTTTGGGTAACAGGAAATGGTGGAAATTATGGCGCCCAGGCGTTACAGATAACAAGTACATTAGGGAATGTATCACGAGATATTTCATTTTCAAAATGTCAATTTTATGGATTTGAATATGTTAATAGATTGGATTATGATTTAGAAAACACAAATTTTGATAATTGCAGATTTGAAATGTGTTATGGCATATCTTATGTTGGTGAAAATTTAACTGGTTCTGGAACCCAATCAAATGGTCCATGTAGTTATAAAATAACCAATAGTTATTTTGATTTAGTATATGCAACAGCCATAAAAACATTTCAATATGTTAGCTCAGTAGTAAGTGCGAACAACTATTTTGGAGATGTTGGTAATACTAACGGAGGAATTGGTGGATTCAATTTTCCTATCATATCATTTTCAAACGCAGGTAATTTAAGCATTGGTGATTTCAGCAGAAGAGCAGATTCGCATGATTTAGTGGCCCAGGTTGATTTATTAGGATCTGAAAGTATGAGCTTCAGTCCTAACAATGGTATTTTTCTAAATAGATGGCAAAACCAAATTAGTGGAACATTACAAATGCCAGATAATTCATCAACTACCACAACTGACATCATCCGTGATTATCTATATTGGAATAATTTACAAATTAATTATCGAATATTTAGAAATAATTTAATTAGAACGGGAACACTGACCGTCGCAGCAAGTTCCACGGGATTACAATTATCTGATGATTTTGTAGAATCAGGAGGCGATGTTGGTATAATATTTGATATTGCAGCCACAACAGGTACTAATTATCAACTAACATTCACCACTACGAATACTGGATTTCCAGCTGTAATGGATTATCAAATTAATGTTATGAGATAAATTATGTGGTCTGAAAAAGGTAATGCACGTTTGTCTGCTTGGAGAAAATTCAGGCAGATTCAAGAAAATCAAACCATTGAAAATCAAATTCAGAATACTTTAGATTTATGGAAATTATGTCATCTTGGATCAACATACTATGATTTTAATGAACCAAATGAATGGCCAACTCCATGGGAATTAATTATTCAAGATAATTATGACAGTTTTACCAAAGCATTGGGAATATCTTGGACATTGATTATGATCAAAGATTGGAAGAATCAAAATTTATTTTTACGATGTTACAAAGATATAGAACAGAGTTCTTATTATTTTTTGGTTGAACTTGATGATCTTGGATTAGTATTAAATTATCATTTTAATCAATCAATTTCCAATAAATTGATACCACAATCATCTAAATTAATCAGGGAATACAATTTTATTGATCTATTCAATAAAACTAAGTAAAACTAATATAAGGAAAAAGTAATGAAAGTATGTAAACGCGACGGCCGTTTGGAAGAAGTCAATCTTGATAAGATCACTAAGAGTATTCAACATGCTTGTGATGGATTGGTTGGCGTTGAACCATATCAGATTGCAATTAAAACTGTTGGAGGTTTATATGACGGAGTGAGCACTGAAGAATTGGACTTACTTAGTATTCAAACGGCAGTTAATTTTATCGCAATTGATCCATCGTATAGTAAGGTAGCAACTAGATTAATGATGAGAATTATTCAGAAAGAATTAGAACGTCAAGATATTGCTAACTTCAGTCAGAGTATATCATCATGTCATGCACAAGGATTAATTAGTGATGAATGCTTGTTTTTTGTGAATGAAAATAAAAGAAAATTAAATTCGGCCATAAAATATGATCGCAATGATTTATTTGAATATAATGGAATTAAAACAGTATATGATAGATATCTGTTGAAACATCCAGTAACAAGGAAAGTTATGGAAATGCCACAATTTTTCTTGATGAGAGTTGCATGTGGATTAAGTAATGATGTCAATGAAACCATTGAATTCTACAATTTGCTTAGTAGTTTAGAATATATGACATCAACACCAACATTATTTAATAGTGGAACTAGACATAGTCAGATGAGTAGTTGTTATCTTTTAGATAGTCCAGCAGACAATTTACAAGATATCTATAAAAGATATAGTGATGTTGCATTATTAAGTAAATGGGCAGGTGGTATTGGATTGAGTGCAAGTAGAATTAGAAGCAGTGGAAGTCTCATCAAGGGAACAAATGGAAAAAGTAATGGGATTGTACCTTGGCTTCATACTTTAAGTTCAAGTGTGTCTGCCGTAAATCAAGGTGGTAAACGAAAAGGGGCCGCCGCGATATATTTAGATACATGGCATCCAGATATCATGGAATTTTTAGAACTTAGAGATAATACTGGAGATAGAGAAAAGAGAGCATATAATTTAAATTTAGCTAATTGGATTCCTGATTTATTCATGAAGAGAGTCGAAGAAGATGGTATCTGGAGCTTATTTGATCCAGGTTCTTATCCAGAATTAGTTGATTTATATGGTGATGCATTTGAAAAACATTACATTGAATTAGAATTGGAAAAAAAATATGTATCACAGATTAGTGCTCGTAAGGTTTATGCTAAAATGATGAAAACTTTAGCAGAAACTGGTAATGGCTGGATCACATTTAAGGATACCTGTAATATGCGATGCAATAGTGCTGTAGATGGCCATGTGGTAAAAAGTTCCAATCTTTGTACAGAAATTATAGAACCAACTTTTACTGGAAGTCCTATGACCATCAAGGCAAAGGATTATACTGGAGAAATACTTAATCACAGTAGAGTTGTAAATTATAATGTTGAAAAAAATGAATTAGAAATTTTAAATAATGGTGAGGTCGCAGTTTGCAATTTAGGTAGTTTAAATCTAAGTAGATATATTACAAAAGATGGAAAAGTTGATTTAAACAAAATTAAAAAGAATGTTCCTATTGCAATTAAAGTTCTAGATAAGGTTATAGATAAGAATTTGTAGCCTATTCCAGAAGCACACAATAGTAATAAAAAATGGAGACCAATAGGATTGGGAATAATGGGATGGCAAGATTTATTATTTAAACTTCGTGTACCATTTGAAAGTGATAGAGCAAGAACATTAGCAGCAAATATACAAGAAGAAATTTATTATTGGGCATTAAAAACTAGTATGGAATTGGCAAAAGAACATGGAGCTCATTCCTTGTTTAAAAAAACACATGCTGGCAATGGTAAGTTACAATTTGATTTCTGTCCAGGTATTGAATTACATGACAAGAATCGATGGGATGAATTAAAAGTTGAAATTAAAAAATATGGACTACGGAATAGTTTATTAATTGCTATTGCACCAACAGCAACTATTGGGCAAATTTGTGGTTCTACGGAATGTATTGAACCACAGATTAGTAATATATTCAAAAGAGAAACTTTGAGTGGTGAATTTATTACTACCAATCAATACCTTGTTGCAGATCTTAAAAAATTAGGATTATGGAATCAAGATATGTTGGATATGATTAAAATGGAGGAAGGTAGTATTCAAAATATTGCATCTATTCCGTTAGAAATTAAAGAATTGTATAAAACAGTTTGGGAAGTGAAGCAAAAATCTATAATAGATCAGGCCGTTGCTCGAGGAGCATTTATTGATCAGAGTCAGAGTTTGAATTTATTTATGGCACAGCCAGAATTAGAAAAAATGGGAAGTATGTATTTTTATGCTTGGAAAAATGGAATTAAGACCACATATTATTTACGAAGCAAACCCGCAAGCCGTATTCAAAAAATAATTTCTAATAATTCTTCTACCGAGATTTTAAATCTAGAAAATCCTGAGGTGTGTGAGACATGCCAATAATTAACAATCAAGATGGTATCCTAAATCCAGGATTTTCATTAACCTTACGACCAATGAAATATCCTCAGTTTTATCAGGCCTATTTACAGGCATTAAAAAATACATGGACTGTTGAGGAAATAAGTTTTAATACTGATGTGGCAGATATTAGAGATAAATTAACCAATAGTGAAAAACATGTTGTTGGAAGATTAATTGCATTTTTTGCAACTGGTGACAGTGTTGTTGGAAATAATTTGGTATTAAATTTATATAAACATATTAACAGTCCAGAAGTTAGAATGTATTATAGCAGGCAAATATTTGAAGAAGCCTTGCATGTTCAAGCATACCTTACGCTTTTAGATAATTATCTGCCAGACGACCTGGATAGGTTCAAGGCATTTGATGCTATCAACAATATTCCAAGTATAAAAAGGAAAGCTGATTTTTGTTTTAAATGGATATCTGATATTTCAACCATTGATCAATGTGATACTGATGAAAAGAAACGTAAATTTTTATTAAATTTGATCGCATTCGCAAGTGCAATTGAGGGTTTATTCTTTATGGCAGCCTTTGCATATGTCTATTTTCTAAGAAGTAAGGGATTGTTGCATGGTTTGGCAAGTGCAACGAATTGGATTTTTAGAGATGAAACAATGCATATGAATGTTGCAATGGAAATTATAGACGTAGTCAGACAACAATATCCAGAATTATGGGATAGTAATTTGGAAAAACAGATTATTGAAATGTTAACAGAAGCAATTGATTGTGAATTGCAATTCTCTGATGATGTATTAGAACTAGGTGTTGCTGGATTAAGTAAATCAGATATGTTAGAATCTTTAAAATATTGTGCAGATCAAAGATTGATTCGTCTTGGTATCAATTATAGATTTAATGGAAAGAATAATTTCTCATTTATGGATTTACAGAATTATGCAGAACATACTAATTTCTTT